TTAATTATTAGTTCCAGAAACTATCTTTAGATAAATTACTCAAACTATTTTTTAGGTTTTTAATTTTATTTTTAACCTCATCTGTCTTAATTAATTTAGTATCAGAATCAATTAATTTTTTCATACCCCACTGCTTAGATTCCTTAAATAAATAAGCTCCGGGTGTTGAAGGTGATGAAACAATATCAAAACCAATTAATTCAAAATCTTCCTGAACAACATCTTGATCTTCTCTGTTTTTCTTTACAGAACCTACACCACGAGATGAAATACCTAATTTGATACCACTTTTTAAAAGACCTTTCACAGTGTCGCCTGCAGGTGTATCTGCGATCTGAATTTTTCCATATAAAACCTCACCTTTCCATGACATTTCTGTTACAATGTGAGATACATTTGCTAGGGAAATAACAGCAGAATCCGGGTGATCCAACTCACCCATTGCACTTCTCTCTTTTACTAATTGCTGATATTTATCTACCTCTCTTTTTAAAATATCGAATGGATAAACTCTACCATTTCTGTTCAGAGTGTTGGCTTTTTGTAAAATACATGGAACGATTATAGGCTCATTTTTAGCAATAGCCTCATTTATTTTCTGTACATCTGGATCGATTGCCAAAAATTCAGAAATAATATATTTATTATCGAGATTATTCATTGATAATTTGTTAATTACCAATAAATAGATCAAAAAAAAAACAATAACTATTTTATTTCTTTTTAGAAATATAGAAATTTTCTTTTTCTCTTAATAAGTCACTATTACCAACTATGTTAGCTATAGTTATTAATTCGTAGAAAAAGTCATTTTTTATATCATTCTTCAAAGTATAATAATCACTTAAGTTTTTAGAATAGATATTATTATTAATTGTGTGTAAATGAATTTCTATACTAACAAAGCTCTTTTTATTATTATAATTTAAATTTTCTGGAAAATCAAAAGAGTAAATATTTTCATAATAAAAAGGGAAAAATCTATTATCTGTAAGAAAATCATATAGATCACTTTTGTAAATTCTTTTCAAATGTTTTGAAAATTCTTTTGAAATATTTCTATCGAAATCTTCATCGAAATCCTTATTTTCTCTATTTTTTATATCTACCCAAAAACTAATGTTTAAATAAACAGTTTTAGGGCAATTTTTATTATCTACTGTACCAATATCAACGGAAATATTTTTATTATCAATTAATTTATTATTTATTTTAATTTTTTTTCCGGGTCGTGTTTGTTTCTGAATTATCTCTTCATAATCAATATTTTGCATAGGTTAGACATATATTTAATTGTAATTTTTTAAAATTAAAAAAATTTTTAATTAAAAACAAAAAAAATATAAAATAAAAAAAAGGAGATTAGTTTGAATAATCTCCTTTCTAAATATGATTAATATAAATTAAGCTACAACTGGAGAAATTTTCTGTCCAATCATAGAATATCTTTTACCAGTCAATTGTTTATATTGATCAGCTAATTGTTTTATTTTAACAACTATTTCATCTCTTTGCTTTTCCATTTTAGCAATTTTTGCTGTCTGCTCACCTTCTTTATATTTAGATGCTATTTTACCACCTAATTCTTTTGCTTTTTCGCCAGCCCCGGCAATTGCTTCTCCAGCTTTTTTAGCCCCAGCACCAAAAACACTTTTTAAACCTGCTATAAGTTCGTTCAATTCTTCGTCTGACATTTTCTTTTTGCCCTCAGAAATTAATTGAAGTTCATTATTAATTTTGTTTTGTGCTTCTTCAAGTTTTTGAATTTGGAACATTTTGATGGCTTCTTCTTTAATTAATTGTTCCAAATCAGATTTAGATATTTTCATTTTTTTATTTTTTAAAATTTAATAATAAATAGTAAAAAAAAATGAATTTTATTACTATTTATTATAAGAAATATTTGTATGGCTTCAATATGTTACAGCTGGGAAGACGCTATATATTCTTGGGAAAATGCTTCTTTAACTTGGAAAGAATTTTGTGTAATACAAAAATTAATTTCATCTAATCAACAAAAAAAAGCCTTTTATAGAGATAAGAACAAAAAACAGGAATTAACCGATGATGAAAAACAAATATTAATTAAATTAATAACAAGATTAAAAACAGAAGAAGAGGAATTTGAAAATAAATTGACTAAAATAAAAAATACCGATATAAATATTAACGTTAGTAATCTAGATCTACTTAAAACTGAAAACAAAATAATTTCAATAAAAATCAATTTGTAATGAGCTATAAATTATATACAGATAAACCAAATAAATTTTCTTGTAATATAGAAGTTGATGGGACATCTCTTTCAAAGTCTAAAGCAAGAATTATTATCGAATGCAATGATATAAATTATATGTTCAACGGAAAGATCGATGATGAGGGAAATTGTGAAATTACTATACCAAAAACAAAAAACTTCTTATCTGAAAATAATTCAGGAAAAATGAGACTCGAAGTTATAGCTGATGATGTATATTTTGAACCTTGGTCATCAGATTTTATTGTTAAAGCTTCCAAAAATGTTCAAGTAATTGTAAAAGAACAAGTAGAGGAAGAAAAAACCAAACTCAAAGTAAATGTGGCTCCTCAAAAAGAAGAACCAATAAAAAACAGGATAATTGAGAATAAATTTTTAGATGAAAAATCTGCAGATGATGAGATTTTCTTAACAAAAGATCAACTATCCAAGCTTTTAAGAAAAGGATAAAATTTAACTGGAAAAACTCGCCTCTAGAACTAAAGTGAGTTCATTCAACGTCATTACATCAGTTAACTGATCTAATGGTTGATTTAGGGTTCCGGGACCTATTTCCTCTATTGGTTCAGCTATGTCCCCCTCCATAACCAGAATATCTTCAAGTGCCATTTTTAATTTTGTGTTAGAATGAATTTAACTTTGATATTGTCACCTAGAGAAGCAGGTGTATATCTTATATATGTTGTAGTATTTGCTCGGTCCGTATTGTCATATGAACTCCAAGTAGAACCGCCATCAGTTGATTTTTCAAAAGTTCCTGTTGGAGAACCGGTGTTGTCATCAACCAGTAAATTGTTGGTCACTGCATCGTATAGCCTGACTCTTAAAGTTGGAACAGTTGAACCCCAAGCTAACGCAAACCACCAAGCAAATCTCTTATTAACGTAATCTGAATATTTTATTGATGGTTGATAATGCACATCTGTTGAAGAATCGTCATACAGGCAAGTGACAGCATATATCCTTGTAGGGGCACATGCTTCACCCAAGGTGTCAAGTTCCAGCATGAACTGTATGTGTGTAGATGGCGAGAACGAACTCAAATCACCGCTTTCAGGAACTTCGGTCCATGAACCAGTGTTATCGTCTATACCTGCAGTTCTGAAAAAAATCCTGAATGGGTCAGGCGGGAAGCCCAATTGATAAGTTCCCAAATAATCCGAGTTTTCAACATATGCACGATAAAGTTTCGAAGCATTAGGAGTTGCCATTTTTGGTGTAATTACCCTTTCATTCGAATATGTGGCAAAATACCCATCACCACCCCCGGGGAAAATCAAAAGCCAATTTAAACCCGAGGTGGTTGTTACAGGTGCGGCAAAAAACAAGCCTGCTTCACTCCAAAGTGTCAAAGTCGCTTGTGGGAATAATCCGTCAACGGTACCTACAGGTGTATAACCCAATTTGTATCGGTTTAAGTTAGCGGCAAATATCTTGTCAAAAGGAAGTGTTCCGCTTGTGTTGTATTGAGCTGCGTAAACCCCAAACCTTTGTGTAGTCGTGGTAATCAAAAGCCTGTCCAATGTAGATGAATAATCAACCGAAGCCATTGATGACAATAAATTATAGGCGGCGTTTGCAAGACCTCCGGGTGGAATCTCAATCATTTGATCACTCAGAAACGATGAAGAGTTGTCTAAAATTGTTGATTCCGTACATCTGTAAATTCTCGTTGTGGTTGCAAAATAAAAACTTTTTATACCTGAAGCGGATCCATGTTGAACTGCCACTATCCTACCGTTGTTCAATAGTGAAATTGTACCTGTAACTAATAGCGGAGTAGTTCTCAATGACAATGCCCCAGTTGCTCCATTGGCACTTGCTGGAGTCAATGAAGCTTTAACGTTGTATTTTACAAGTCTGGCGGTTGTGTTTGTTACTTCTGAATTCAATAAATAAACATTATGTTCTGTTGCACTTACAGGTTCATCCATACCTATTCCACCACCTAAAACACTCATGGCTGAATGCAAAGTATGGACACCGGAACCTGCGGTACTTGTATTAATAGGTGCTCCATTTATCGTTGCAGAAAGCGTAAAAGTATTTGCAGCCAATGAAGTTGAAGTCACATAATATGTAGTGTTCGCAACAAATCCCGTTGGGAGGGCACCTGTGGTTGTAAAAAAAACGGCATCATTCAGCCTCAATCCGTGACTAACTAATGTAACAACACCCGGAGAAGCTTGAGATATAGTTACGGTAGAAGGTGTAAAATCTTTCAATAGATATGAAGCCCTTATGTTGTCTGTTGTTGTTGATTCAGTTATATTGTTTCCACCTAGTGCGAATGTTGAATAATTTAGACCCTTTATTATATATAATCCACCATTGTTTATAGTTGCATTTGTTTGTAAAAAATAAAGCCTGATTTCCTCTATGACATAAGATGAGCCTGCGGATACTGTAACAGTATTGCCTATGGTTAAACTTGTGTCTGAGGCAATTGCTGTAATTTCATACCAAGTGGATATTTGAGTTGGGTCGGTTGAACCGAATCCAATTCTTGCACCGACAGCAATCCTGTCAGTTTGAAAAGCTGTTCCTGACCCTGTTATGGTTGAAGATGTGGTTGCCGATACTGTTCCGCCTGTTGTTTCATAGACATAAGTCCTAAACCCTCTTACGGTTTTACTACCGCCAAGTTGTGTTCCTTGCAATGTTATAAAACCTTTCCAAGTTGTTGTGTTGGCATTTAGGTCATATTCAAATAAACCGAATTGTCTCGTTGCGGCTGCAGTAACTGTGGTTGCCATAAAAACCCAGAATATATTATCCGACCATTTGTGAACATATGGATATGCATATGTGGAACCTGCTACATCAGTTATATTTACCATACTTGTTGGCAATAGACTTATGTAATTATCTTGAGCGGTTGCTCCTGTAAATTGTTTGTACAATGAACCTATCATTGTATAATCAGAATTGTAGGTTGTTATACCTGTGGTCGATCCTGTAAAAATATGTTCTACTGCTACTTTTGCCATTTTATTTTTGAATTTTTAAAATTAATTGTACTCTTGTTAAAGTTTGTGCTGAAACTACATAAAAACCAAGAATTTCATCTTCATTGAATGTTGTTGAATTCCATCCGGATAAATTCGAACTTTGATTTTTTATATTGTTGTTCAAATTTGGGTAACCTGAATTTATTATAGTATCTCCTGATGTAGGTGGATAATTTGCATAATCTGTTTTATAAATATCAATTTCGGTACTTCCTGAATTGTTTGATAATATAGTCCAAGACAGAATTGTACCGCTATAAGGTAAATAGACGAAAGATTTAAGTCCTGAACTTATTGTTGCTGCACCACCAGTGTCTACTGTAAAGCTTAAAGTATCTATATTGGTTGAACTTGTTCCGGAACTACCTGAAGTTCCTGCTGCTCCTGAAGATCCTGATGAACCTGAACTTCCAGATTGACCAGATGATCCTGAACTACCTGATTCACCAGAAGAACCAGATGAACCTGAAAACCCTGAAGTTCCAGAGCTACCACTTTCGCCAGAACTTCCAGAACTTCCAGATATACCAGAAGATCCAGAACTACCATCAAATCCAGAACTACCAGAAGAACCTGAGCTACCACTTTGACCAGAACTTCCCGAACTACCTGAAGAACCAGATACACCTTACTGACCTTCGTTTTTATAAAATGTGTTTCCAGAAACATCTACAACAACATATCTCGTTAGAGATTCATCATTAGATAAATTAGCTACATTAAGTGTGTTTGTTGTAATGCCAGTAGAAGTTATTTGATTTATATTATATATATCAAAGCCACCAATTCCAAGATCTCCTGTCATCTGCCTACCACCATCAACTAAAATGTATTGTTGATGATCATCTGATGTAAGACCTAAAAGATTTCCATGAACTGATGTGGCATTTACACCACTGGATTTAAAACCAATTACAGGTCTTATATCTTCAATTTGAACAATTCCTGATTCACCATCTTTAATATAAATTGATGCTATAGAAACTACACCATCTGTAAAAAAATCGGGAGGTATAGGTAAAGGTGCGTCTTCTGTTTCAATTAAAGTAGCATACTCGTTTTGACCAAGAACTAAAAAATATTCTTCATTTATTCCATCGCCAACTACATACAAAGTATGTTTTGTGTAATAAGAGCTTGTAAGAGAAGATAGTGAATTTTGATTTGGATTGAATTGACTACTATTAACATATGTTGTAGCACTTGTTGTGAATCCTGATCCATTATTCCAATACTGAGTAAAATTTATTGATGTTCCACCTGTAGGTAAAAAATTATTTTCTGATAACCAATAGTTTCCTGTACTAACATCCAATGTAAATGCTGTAGTTCCAGTAGTTACAATTGAACCAGTTGAAAATACTGGGCCAAGTGCTTGCCTGTTAAATGAAGATAATAAATTTGCTGTATGTTGTGCATTATATGGTGATTGATCAATTAATTCAATGCCTGTTGAATTTGTAACAACTCTACCCATTATTATACTATAGAATGGATCAGGTAATCCAGAATTAGCGACTAAAGAACCATTATTGGAAATATAAATATAATTATTTGTATTTGCAGACAATGTTATTTGATTATTATTCCAATCATATCTTTTTATAATACTATTATCAATTTGATCTGCTACATATCCAAACCCTGATGTGGTGTTTATTGTTAAACCACTAACTATTGTAATTGTACCTCCGTTTAGAAGGCCCATTGAACTACTTTGAAAAATTAATGTTGAAGCATCCGTATGTGTTCCATCTGAAAATGTAACTGATATTTTTCTTGTAATATCATTTTCCCCATCTACATCATCAAGAAAATTCCAAAACACATTATTGCTTACATTATATATTTTAGTATGATCAGATATACCTTGATATCTAAAGGATGCAGCAGGGTTTAGAATTTCAATATCGTAGGTGATAGAATTGTGAATCATTGAACCTACAATCCTAGCAACTGGACCACCACCGGAATTAGGAATTTCAAACGACTTATTCCAATCTTGAATATCTAAATTGCCAGCTTCAAGTTCAGCTTGATCTGAAAGTTTTATTGCTGTAGAACCAGTCAATTGAGCACCTTCAAATTCACCTGTGTATAAATTAAGTCTTGCACCTAAACCATCTGCACTATTACCAATCACATTATCATAGGTTGGAAAAAGATAATAGTTTTCCATATTGGCTAATGCCGAAAATGAATTTGTCGCATCTACACGAACTCCATAGGTAAAATCTCCATTAAAATCCATGTATTCACCATAGAATTTTGTGTCTTGGGTGGAAGATTTTACCCATACACCTATATCACAATCGTAAACAGAAATTTTGTGAGCTTGTGCAAAATCCCCTATATCGTCAACATATATAGCAGAATAACTAGAACCAGCACCTGATAAACTTAAAAAAGATATTTCATTATTTATTCCTAATTTTATAATATGCTGTGAAGTAGAATTAGGAAAAATTTGTGTGGTTTGTATGTTGCTACCTACAATACTGACATAAGGTTTAGATGTAAGATCAATTTCATTTTCAAAAAACTCACCCGGACCGACAGAAACCACAAACCTATTACTGCTAGAACTTCCTGTAATCCAATCTACAGCAGATTTAATAGATGAAAAATCTCCTCCTTTTTTTGCAACTATAATTCTTTTTGGGTCTTGATTAACTTCGTATAAAGGAGCATTAATTGGTATTTCGGTTTTTAAAAATGTATCAGCTCCATCTATATGTCCAGTTGCTGAAGGATGTTCTACAATTATATCCTTTGTGTTATTTTCAAAATTTAAAGCACTTCCATATATACTAGGGGATGATCCTGTATTAGGAGCATAAATAGCTGTAGCCCATCTTTGGAAATTTACAGCAGTCAATCTTAAAGAAGCTCCATTTTCAACCCAGAAACCGGTACCAGCTGCAGCACCGACAGCTTTTGTTAATAAACAACCATTAACAATAAAAGCACAGTTTGGTGCATCAGCTTTTGCAAAAATCAATCCTGTTGTAGTAGTTACACCACCATTAGTTGAAGTGACGTTTCTTAGTTGCATTCTGCCAATACCAGTACCGTCATTTGTTACTACAAAGCCGATAGTAAAAGGATAACCACCATATTTTACATTAGAACATTGCATTATGCAATTTCCACCACCAGTACCGACTGTTTTAGCGTGTGTGTAGTTTTCGCCGAATCTGACGTTTTCTACATATGAAATTGCATTTAATTGTGGAGTGGTCGAAGAAGAATATATGATAGCAGATGTTCCAGAAGCAGTAGAACCTTGAATTTGCATGTCTGAAATCATAGATTGATCTGCCATGAAAAAAACTGTATTCGCAGAATTACTTGCTTCTACAATTGTTGCAGTACTATTGCTTCCTCTTACTGTGATCCAAGATTTCATAATAATTGGATCTTCGTAGTACAAGCCCGGATAAACTCTAACTTCCCATGGATTATCTTCAGTTGCTCCAGTAATACTATCGACTGCTAATTTTATTGAATTAAAATCTACATTACTACCACTGAGACCAACTGTGACATAATTTTCTATATCACCTACTAAACTATAAAAAGTTGTAGCTGAAATTGTGCCTGTAATAAATGTATTGCCAGAAATATATAATTGTTGACCATCATATGTAAGTCCAGATTGAGCAATTGCAGTATCTGTTGTGTTATCAGATACTAATACTCTATAATTAGCAGGACTTTGAATGGCAGTAAAACCTGTACCAGATGATCCTGATGTACCAGAACTACCAGATGAACCAGATTCTCCAGAAATACCTGATGAACCAGAACTTCCGTTTGCACCAGATGATCCAGAACTTCCACTTAATCCTGCTCCTCCTGATGAACCTGAACTACCATTAACTCCAGAACTACCATTTATACCAGAACTTCCGTTTATTCCAGAGCTACCATTTATTCCTGATGAACCAGATGTTCCATCATTTCCGTTGTTGCCAGAAGTACCAGAAGTACCAGAAGTTCCAGCTGAACCATCAGTTCCTGATACACCAGAAGATCCAGAACTTCCAGATTCCCCCGAAGTTCCTGAAGTACCATTTAATCCATTAAATACATATGATATAGAGAATTGTTCTCCTTGTATGGTACTTAAATCGCTATTTATTAAAGTAAGATCAAAATCAAAATAAGTTCCATGATCTGTAGAGCCAGCAATTGTGTATAATCCATAATTTGATGGATTTGTGACATTCGTAATTTTAAAATAAACTAAGTTTCCTGTAACCCTTTTTAAAACATCAATAGTCTCTAACCAATCATATGAATCATTCGAGTTTATATCTAGTGTACTTATGCTAATTCTAGTTACAGTACTAAACTTGACTTCATTTAGTATAAAATTTTGGTTTCCGGGGTTATTTGGAGCTTCTAGATCAGTTCTATAAAACCATCTTAAGCTATTAGAACCATCAAGACCATTGATACCTGATGTTCCAGATGAGCCAGAAGAACCAGAACTACCGCTAGAACCTCGACTCCCGGAACTTCCATTTGTACCAGACGTTCCAGACGAACCAGAGCTACCATTTATGCCCGAAGAACCTGAACTACCATTTATTCCAGAACTTCCTGATGAGCCTGAACTTCCGTTTCTTCCTGACGAACCAGCTGATCCAGAAGTACCTGATCCTGTTACTAATGCCCAAGAAGCATTTCCGAAAGCATCAGATTTAAGAAAATAACCATCTTGTGGGGAATCTTCGAATTTAAAACCATTTGAAACCGTCAGTCCTGATGTAAATTGAGGGTTTTCTGGAATGTCACCACCAATTCTATAAACAATACCAGTATCCAAATCAGATTGTAATACATAATTAAATGAATCTTTAATAAGTTGATTTGAAATATCTGACATATTAGTTGTAAAACTTTAAAATAAATATAGAAATAATACTAAAAAAGGAAATTTTAATTCATTGTTCCTTGTTTTGAAATCCATTCATCTGATGAAAGTATTTCCAAAATCTGTATCTGATTATAAGGGCCTTCTTTTGTTATTAATGCAGATATAAAATCAGGTTCTTGATTATTTTCCCATTTTATAAAAGTTTTAGAACCATCAGAACTATATCTTAATGTATCTATTGAATTTTCACAAATTTGTTCAAAATCAATCTTATTTAACTCTGAAACATTTATTATTAAATAATTTCTATTTTCCATTATATAAATCTATAATTTAGTGATTGATAATTTTGATTAACTTGTGTTGATGTTAATTCAGTATTATAAAATGAAGCATAAGCTATATTTCCATTGAAATAAAAACCATTAGCACCTGTCCAAGCTGCACTATAGCCTGCTCCTAAAAAATAATAATAAGTCGCTGAATAATTATTTTGTGTTTTAGAAATAGTACCAATCAAATTATTATCTAAATATGTTTTATGTGATGTTGATGCGAATGTTACAACAATATTATGCCAATTACCATCATTAACAGAAGTAACTGAAGTTGTTGAATTTGATACTGATCCACCCCAAAAACAAGATGTAACTATTTTTCCAGAAGAATTAATATAGATAGCAGGAACATAACCCGAGGCAGAAGAAGGGTTTGTTGTATTTTGTTGTCCAAATAAAGTTCCTCCAGCTGTAGTTGTTTTAAACCAAATAGATACACTAAAAGGTGTTCCCGCATCGTGGTTGAAAAAGTTTGCTGGTAATGAAACATAATCATTTGCACCATCAAATACAATGCTTCCACCATTAGATAAATTAAATGTTGGCCCATTTGTCAAAGTACCATTATTCTGAACAGATGAAACTGTGCTTTTCCATAATGTTCCGATTTGAGGGTAAGATAAAACATTACCTGCATCTAGATTAAGAATTAATCCATTAGTTTCAACTCCAACTGGAACTGCATGAGCATTATAGTTCTGTAGAATTTCTGTTGAATTTAAAGATCTATTATAAATTTTAGAATTTAACAAATTACCATCAATATAATCTGTAGTATCCCATCTTCTCATTAATCTACCACCGGCACCAGAAGATAGGGCGGTTGTCAAAGTTGATGCGGAAGAATAATATTTACCATCAACATAAAAAAATAATTGTGAGCCATTATAGGTTACTGAATAATGATACCATTGGTCTGTTGTGGGTGTAAAGCCAGCTGATGGTAATTGCCAAGATCCATTAAAAAATCCTCCATATATTTTACCATCCCAAGGAGCATTTAAATATCCTATAGCATAATTTACATAATTTCCTGAAGGTCCGGGAAAAGTATTAGTTATAAATGTAGGATAAGCATTTGAAACAGGAGTAGAATTTTGTTTAGCCCAAACTTCAACTGTAAAATTATTTAAATTACCTAAATCATTAAAAGTTGCATAATTACTACTTGAAGAAGCAAAATTTATATATGAACTTCTACCTGATAAAACATATGTTGGAGAGTTTAATAAAGTAACATTGAATCCACTATAACTTAAATCAGTCCAAGTTGTTCCGCTTCCACAGTATGAGGGTAAAAAATTAGAATCAACCATTAATCTTAATCCGTTTGTTACTATGTCTGGATAATCTTTATTGACACATATTATATCTGATTGTCCAACATACCAAGCTGCAGCTTGGCTAAATGTTGTATGATTAATTCCTGATATATAATTTGTCAGTGTAATAAATTCTAAATCATTTCCCGGACAAAATATTGATGGTCCTTGAGAAATTTTATTAACATAAATAGTATATCCACTAGCTTTTGGAGTTATGCCATTCCAAAAACCTGTTGAGCTAGTTGGACCGTATGCTGCAAGAGAATTAATTCCCAGTGCAAAATTTTTAGCCTTAACTGCATTATTTACTTGAGAAGTGCTGTATTTTATTTTATTTGGGGGAATTGGCATTAAAATAGTTTTATAATAAATATTTTTATTTTAAAAAAATAGAAAAAATTATAATTTTATTGTATCTTTGAAAGTCCATTGATATTTAAATATAATTATGCCAAATTGCAGTTGTAATAATCCAAGATGCAAGCACCGTCCGATGGTGCATTTACATTTACACACTGATTTTTCAACTTTAGATGGAGCTTCAAAATCAGCTAATTACGTAAAATTAGCTAAAGAATTTAATCATCCAGCAATCACAATATTGGACCATGGTAATGCTTCTGGTTGGTTGACACATTTTCAAAAGTGTAAATCTGCTGGAATAAAACCTATTCTCGGTATGGAAGCTTATTTAAATGATAATTTAGATAAAAATATACCGAAAGAAGAAGCTGAAAGTATTGATAATTCAGCCAAAAATACTCATCAATCTATTATTATAAAAAATCAGGAAGGGTATGTAAATTTAAATAAATTAATTTATAGATCATTTACTGAAGGATATTATTATAAAGGAAGAATTACTACTGAGTGGTTAATTGAAAATAAAAAAGGATTAATTGTTACATCCTCCTGTATGGCATCAAAATTTGCCAGATTGATATCTGAGGGTAAAGAAAAAGAAGCTGAAGAAAGAATTTTATTATTTAAAAGAGAATTTGGTGATGATTTTTATGCAGAACTTCAATTTAATGAAATTGAAGAACAAAAAATCTATAATAAATTCATTTTAAAAATGATTAAAAAGCATGATTTACAACCAATTTTAACTGGGGACGTTCATTATGCTATGCCGGAAGATAATAGATTACAGGATATTTTAATTGCAATAAACCAAAGTCAACCAGTAGGAAGAGCGTTTTCATTACAAGCAAGAGAATTATATTATACAAATTTCGAGAATTTTCACGAAATGAATAAACGTTTAGGTTTTAATTATCCTGAACACTATGTAGACTTTTGTTTAGATAATACTTTGAAGGTCGCTGAAAAATGCAATTTTGAATTTGAAATGACCGATGATAAGTACCCTAAATATGAACCTACACCTGATGTTATAAAATATTTTAAAACAGATAACACAATAGAAATAATTCAAAAACTATCTAAAGCTAAATTAAAACAAAAATTAAAGGATTACGAAAAGACGGGTGTTGTAAAAATTGATTACGAAAAAGAAAAAATTTATTATGACCGTCTAGATTATGAGTTAAAAGTTATTGAAGATAAAAAAGTACTTGATTATTTTTTGGTCGTTTGGGAGCTAATTAGATTTTGTAAAGATAATGATATAGCAACAGGTCCGGGACGTGGTTCCGCTGCCGGAAGCTTATTATCATGGTGTTTAGATATTACAAAAATTGATCCTGTAAGATTTGATTTATATTTTGAAAGATTCTTAAATCCAGAGAGAAAATCTATGCCGGATATTGATACAGATTTTGAAGCTGGCACAGATGAAAAGACATTAAATTTTCTTTATGGAAAATATGGAAAAGAACGTGTAGTTCCAGTAATTACGTTTGGAACCTTCAATGAAAAAGGTTGTATAAAAGATGTTGCTAGAGCTCTAGGTCAAGACACTGGATTCGAAAGTGATATTTTTGCCGTCACTAAGGAAATGCCAACAAAATGGGATTCTTCGCTTGAGGAATGGTTAATACATTGGCCAAATGATCCTATGTGTAGCGATAGGGTAAGGAAGTGGATTTTAGATCCACACAATAAAGAGGTTATTGATAATACATTAAAATTACAAGGTCAATTAAGAAATCTTGGAAAACATGCTGCTGGAATTGTAATAACACCGGGCCCAATTTGGGAGAGTATGCCAGTTAATATTTGCAAAGGTCAAATAGTTTCTGGTTTCCAAGAATCAGGAAATGCAAAAGACCTTTCTTCTATTGGTATATTAAAACTTGATCGTTTAAAATTAGAAACATTAAACGTTATAAAAGATTGCATAAAATATATAAGAGAAAGACATGGAGATGAAATAGGTGATAAGGTCCAATTAGAAGTAGATTATGTTAATTTAGAAGATAAAAATCTGTATGATGAATTGAGATTAGGTTTTAATCAAGGTATTTTTCAGTTTGAGTCTGAAGGTATGAATGCAATGTTAAAATCTATGAAATGCGAAAATTTTGACGAATTAGTAGCAGCAAACGCATTGTATCGTCCCGGACCGATGGGAATTAAGGCTCATGAAGAATTTATTAAAAATAAATTTGAGCCTGAAAAAAGAACTTATGCCCATAGTATATTAGCTCCACTGTTAGAAAAAACAAATGGAGTTTTAATATATCAAGAACAATTGATGTTTATTGCTAATCAAATAGGAGGAATGAGTTTAGGTGAAGGGGATAATTTGCGTAAGGCAATGGATGGTGCAGGTAAGATAATATCAAAAAAATTAGAGGGAAAAGAGTTATCAAATGATGAAGAAAATAATAAAAATTACAAATCCTATAAGGATTTGTGGAAAAAATTCATCGATGGTGCGATTGCAAAAGGCTTGTCTGTAGAAGACGTTGAAAAAATTGAATCTTGGTTAATTAAATATCTTGGCTATTCATTTAATTTGAGTCACAGTTTGAGTTATAGCTATGTTGCAGCACAAACATTATTTTTAAAACATTATTATCCAACTGAATTTTATTGTGCTCTTCTAAATCATCCAAAAACTGGTAATGATGATGAAAAAAATAAAGCATGGTTAAATTCAGCACTTTTATCTGCAATGTCGAAAGGAATAAAAATTGTTCCTCCTAATAGAAAATCAAACTGGGATTGGACGATTATTGAAGATAAAATTATTGCTATGGGTTATTCTTCAATAAATGGTATGGGAGAAATAGCTTTCAAAGAATTAAAGAATAACAGAGTCGAATTAATGGATAAAGAAATGTTTTTCTCAACAAAATGGTCTAAATTCAATAAAACAAATTTTGAATCATGTTTGAAAGCTGGTTTGTTTGATGATTGGTCAAATTCTAGAGAAGAACTCATAGAAATGAAACAGATAAAATATAAGCAAAGCAACCAATTAGATATGTTCACAAACGATGTCGATACAGTTTTGACGGTTGCTGAAAGAAAATTTAAAAATAAAGATTTTGAAAAGACTACAGATCAGATTAGATATGATCAGTTTCTAGAAATTTGTTCATTAGATTTAAATTTATTAAATAAAATAGCGAGTGTAAAAGAACAATTCATGAAAGCAACTGGTCTAAATATAGATTCAGCCTTGAATTTTGAGGATACAAATAAATTTTATTATTTTATGATAAATCATATTGAGAAAAAAACTGCTCAATGGGATGGATCAAATTATTATGTTTTGACAATTTCTGATGGTGCTGCAACCAAAAAGGTTACCATGAACAATGATCTATATGAAAGGATGAGATTGATTTTAGAGACAAATTGTTTTTATGTAACAAAGTTCTTTAAAAATAAAAAAGGGTTCTTGAATTTCACTAATTCTGCCCCATTCAGAAAAATAATTGTTTAATCGTTTCTTGACTTACCTTTCCCAAAAAATATTTCTTGGACTAATTTCATTTTTTTCTTCATGTGATTATATATTTCATCAGAAATTACATTTAAAGCATGAAGGTTTTCTATGATAGAAATTACAAGTGTGCTAATAAAACCAAAATAAAGTGTTCCCGGTAACCAACTAAATATATCGTCAACTTTTGCCAAATTCCAACCCAAACTCAACAAAGAAACATACAATACCATAATAACTAATATTCTGGGTAATTTGGCTGAAGAAAATATATTTTGTTTAAAAGCTTTTAAAATTCCTGTCAAAGAATCAAAAGCTATAAACCCGAGTAATACATAAATTGCTTGAGCATCATCATATATATATGATGTTATAAATGTTGATATAGCTCCTATTGAAGCGATTACTGTGTTTGTATAAATATGGTCTAATCCAAAAGCACTTTTTACCAAATCCTTAATTGATTCAAAACCACACATTAAATGATTATCTTTCACTATATTTAATTTATCTAACAATAAATAATTATTTTTTTTATTTTTTAATTAAAATTTTTTGTGCTTTTCCTCTCTCATCCACTATGATTATTACTCCTTCGTGATCCAAGCTGGTTTCTCTTCCGAAAACATCATAAATTCTATATATTGGGTCTTCCTTACTATTTAAATTAACTGAAATCCAATCGAAACATTCATATTTACCATCATAATCTGTTTGACATAATTTATAATATTTTGATGGAGTTAAATCAACACAGGAATATTCTCTAGGAAAATTTGAATTTCCTGCACCATCTATCCTAATTAATTCATTTAAATCATTTAAATTGTTAGATTCATAAACAGTAAAATAATCATTATTTATTTCACTAGCAGTTTTCCAGTTAAGTTCAACCTTTTCATTTTTCACAAATCCCAAGAAATAAAGTAATTGTATTGGTAGTGGTGAAAAATTATTTATTGTATCCGTGACAGAGCCTATATATGTTGAACAATTTGCTCCTATACCATTTAGACCAGCAACAAGTGGAAAGTTGATTCCACCTCCTGATACAGATGAAAGAGTATATGTAATTGTTTCACTTGGTTCATTGATTCCATCTGTCAACCCTGTTATCGGAATTGATATTTCACCTAGATTGGTTCCAGAGTTTAAATTTGGATTATAATCTCCAGATGGCAGATTTAAAGTTATATTTCCTGAATTAATTGAAATTGTCCCTCTGCTAGGATTACCTATTGTAAAATCATTTGGATAAGTGGCAGTACCCGTTAAATTTAAATTAATTGTTGCCGGAGATGTCAATGTACCATTTACAATTAAAATTAAATTTGTTTGAACACCTTCATTTTGTCTAGAAGGCGTAAAGTTTTTTAGACTAATTATTGGTTTTAATGATATAGTAATATCATCAATCAAGTTACCTGTAGATCCACCAGTAACAGCAACAAAACCTATTCTTTTTAAACCTCCTGTACCATTATTTGTCAAAGTGCCCGTATAATTAACCCAACTATTTGTTGCTGTATAAACTACAGATTGAGATATAACAGTATTATTTAATTCAGTCAATTGTGCTCTCATCTGTTCTGTATTTGTAGTCCTTTTCAAATACCAAATAGAATAATTAACAACTTCATTGGGAGCTAAACATAACTCTTGATATAAAAAAGCTGAATTGTTCGCATTTATTTCAGCAAATTGAATTCCTGAACGTGAAGTTTTGCTTTGAAAACCAGTACCCCAAATTTCTATTACAGCAGTTGGATCTGTAGTTTTCCAACCGGGAACACTAGCTACTGGAAATAAGTTATAACAATTGGTACAACCTAATGAAGGTTGTTCAAAACCCGGATTTACTATTAATCTTGTAGGTATTTGACCAAATAAAGAATTAAATAATAATGTAAATAAAAAAACTAAAAAAATAAAATTTTTCATAAATTTTAGAATTGTAGCAATTTATTGTCTTCTATCAAGGGTAAATTATAATCTCTGAATGTCTCCTTCCAATCAATTGTATTATTAGAGTTACCATTTAAAAGTTCAAAATATCTCCCAATCTCCCATCTGGTCATTTTTTTAAGTTTAACCCTACCAAGATTATTTAATTTAATCTTATATAAACTTAAATCTAAAGTATATATATCATTTTTATAATTATAAATAAAAGTTGGTCCGTGAGACATATCTTGAAATTTTGTTTCTAAAGAATCACATGATTTATTGCTTTTTAAAGCCAAATCCTTTTCTTCTACAACTTTCTTTAAACTATCTAATTGTGATTGCATTTTTTGCAATCTTAAATTGATTGCATCGGCTTGTTTTACTGTCATTACAACAACAGTATCCTTGCCACTAATTCGTACTATCGGATATTTCTGTGATTGGCACAACGATTTTATAGGGCTTAGAAAAATTATCATTAGCCCTATTATTGTTATCAACCTGTTCAATTTGAGTTTCATAGTTATCTACTTTATTTTCTAAAGTTGAAACTTCATTTTTCAGTGAATCTCCTGCTACAATCAACGAATCGGTCATAACTTTCAATTCTTGATTTTCGGTTGTCAACTTTTGGTTTTCTTGTGTTAATTTATTGTTTGATTCAGTCAAAGTAACATTTGACTCTACAACTTTAACGTGTCCTGTTCCGGCAAATAAAATATTTAATACAACAAGGATAACTACACTTCCTAGAACTGAATATAAAATTTTATTTGATTTACTCATTATCTTTTCTGTTTTATTGAAGATTGAAGAATAATATCTTTTAGATCTTGAAGTGCTCTAGTATTATTATCTACAGAATTTTTCATATTTACAGCATCATTTTTGACGTAATTATTTAATTCTTTTTGTAAATCCTCAACTTGAGATTTTAATCTATCTTCTGAAGCTATTTGTCTTTTCAACAAAAACCATAGAGCAGCTCCTAAACCTAATGTAATAACACCCAAAGCCCCATATTGGGTAAGGGTTTCAAATATTCCGAAAGATGGTACTGGTGAAGCTTGTAATAAAATCATTTGTTCTTATCCATTTCATCTAATTTTCTCTGCAATCTGTCTTTTTCATCTAAATGTCTTTTGATGAATATCCAACATACTGCTCCTAAAGCTAAAGCTGCTAATCCTAAGGCACCGTAATTGGCTAATTGCTCAAAAATTCCGAAACTAGGAACATTGTTTGTTACTGCTGTCGAAATGCTGTCTGCTACTGTTGTTGTTAAAGTATCCATAATGTTTTTGTTTTGTTTATTAGTAAATATTATAAAAAATTTTTACTTTTATCTATGAAAATTATAGTAATATGAAAAAAGCTAAATTTGAATATCTAAAAGAAGACGGATCAAAATCAGAAAGACTTATTATTAATCCGTCATTTTTAAAAGAAAGTTTTAATTCTTACAAAGACTTTAATAAAAATGATGTAAAATACCTTTCTGGTTATGAGATTAATCCAGAGGGTTTATCTCAAGAACAACTTCTTGCTTATGAAAACTGCATAAAAGAGTATTATTCTGACATTTTTATGACTTTAAATGAATTTTTGGAGTCAAAAGGATTGAATCCGAAAAATGTAAACATGAAATCTTTCAAAAAAGAAGGTATAAAAAATCTTAATATAATAGAATAATTTTCTTGCTATTTATTATTAAATAAGATAATATAATGGCAAAAATTGATATCAGATCCTTAATTAAAGAAGAAGTTAGGAAAATTATGTCTGAAATGCCCGGAGACGGATATATTCAGGAAAGGCCCCTGACACCTGCCGAAGAAGAAAAGAAAGAAGAATTGGTAAAAGCTCTTAAGTCTAAGTATGGAAAAACTCCAAAAACTTACGCTATAGCTACAGCCCAAGCAAAGAAATTAGCCGAAGATCAAGATGAGAATTTTGATATGGAAGATATGGATTCATATGATAGTAAAATAATCTCTCCAAGAGATGGAATAAATGCTTCTGATAAATTTTTAGCAATTGTTTTCAAAAATAGTGAGGTAGACGATAATAAATATTTTGACACAGAAGATGAAGCAAAAACTTGGTGTGATGATTGTTGTGCTAAAGGGGCTAATATGGAAGAGAGAATGTTAGCATTTCCTGACAAAACAAGAACTCCGGGAAGAAATAAAGAAAATTTACCATATCATTCACCTGTGTCAAAAACATTAGATGAAGTTGATGAAGATTTAGAAGAAGAATTAGAATTTTCAGATAAATACGATGAAGATCCTGCCCTTAAAGGTAAACAATCAGAACTTCCAGATGAATTGCAAAAAGCTATAATTAATAAAAAAAATAAAAAAGAGATAGACGAAGAAAGAATGTTACCCCACCCTTCAATAAGAGTTTCTGGAACACGTCGTCATCATATATTACCAAATCACGCACCTGTAACAACATCACCTTCTAAAGGTAAAAAATAATTGTTCATAGTTTTAGTTGATTTTTAGTTGTTAGATTGAGCCCACTCCTTAAAAAAGAGTGGGTTTTTTTAAAAAGAAAATATGTCAAAATCCAAAATAAACTGGTTGTTAAAACAGGAGAAAAAAAAATTAAAGATTCCAAAAACTCCAACTCAGAAAAAAAACTATGTGGAGAAACAAGCAAAAAAAATGTATTGGAACCCCACTGGTCCCGAAATTCGTTTAGGTGAGATATTGAATGAAATGGATATATATCATTTCAGTCAAAAAATTATAAAAGATAAAATATTTGATTATTTTGTACCTAAAGCTAATCTTTTAATAGAAGTTGATGGTGATTATTGGCATGGGTTTGGAAAAGAATATTCTGAACTAAATGAAATACAAAAAAGATCTAAAAGAAACGACAAAGATAAAGATATAATAGCTAAAGGTTTGGGCTATGAAATTTTGAGATTTTGGGAACATGATATTTATGATAATCCCGATTTTATAAAATCAGAAATTTTAAAAAAAATAAATTAATAATTTACATTTTTCGTTTATTATTTAATTTTTATCATATATTTTTTTTGAAATATAGTTATAAACAAAAATAAATTATGAGCGAACAAGATAACGTCATTAACCTTGGTCAGAAAAGACCTGTTGATCAAGAAAAAGTAAATGTTGCTGCTGCTGCAATGAACAATGCAGAAATTCCAGAATACATGTTAAATCAAATTGTAGATGATGAATTTCCAGTAATAACAGACACAGTGCAATTACCATCAAAAGGTGTTTTCTACAGAAATAAACAATCTGTAGTAAAAATTAAACATTTGACAGCTGAGGATGAAAATATTCTTACCTCTCCTGATCTAATTAGAAACGGAAAAGTATTAGATGTTCTTTTAGATAATGCAATTATTGATAATTCATTGAATGCTGATGATATGGTTGTTGGCGATAGAAATGCAGTATTGATGTATTTGAGAAAAGAAGGTTATGGTGATGATTATGAAGTAAAAATCAACTGTCCTGATTGTAGTGAAGATTTTTCTACAATCGTAAAAATTTCTGAAATAGAACCAAAACCATTAGAGTCTATGCCAGATAGTAATGGAGAATTTTTTGTTGATCTTCCCAAATCTAAATGGAAAGTAAAATTCAGATTATTGAATGGTAAAGATGAAAATTATCTTTCTCAACTTTCTGGAAAAAACAAGAAGGGTAAAAAGGGAGTTGTATATTCCAACCTCTTAACTGAAAGATTTTTATTACAGATTATGGAAGTAAATGGAAATAGAGATAAACTTCAAATTAAAAAAGCAATTTCAAATATGCCTGCTATCGATAGTTTATTTTTGAGAGAGTATGTAGCTGAAGTTGAACCGGGGTTGAAACTCGAAACAAATTACACATGTACAAATTGTAGTCATAATTTTGATGGTGACATTCCTATTACACCAAAATTATTCTGGCCTAATGCCAAAATTTAATTATTAAAAAAAACTATGTGAATTTTAACTTTATACAAAACATAGATGTCCCATTCGACGCAATTACCTTGCCTAGTATGGGACTTTTTTATTCTTCAAAAACCTCGGTGTTGTATGTAAAATATATAACCGCAAGGGAAGAGAATGTATTGACCCAACCTTCCTTAATGGAAAATGGATATGGTTTAGATTTAGTTTTAAATTCTGTAATTATAAATAAGGAATTTGATATAAATGATTTATTGGTTGGTGACAAACAATCAATTTTACTATATTTAAGATCTACATCTTATGGTGATAATTTTCCGATAATTACAGAATGTCCAAGTTGCAAAATTACTGGTGAAACTAAATTTGAATTATCAAGTTTAGGAGCAAAGGAAATAACAGAAAAGCCCGATGAAGATGGTTTATTTACTTTTGAAATGCCTAAAATGAAATTAAATGGCGAAAAAGTAATAATCAAATTTGAACCTTTGAGAGTAAAACATGAAAAAAGCATAAATGTCTCGATAGAAAAAGAGAAAAAAGATAATAAAAAATATAATTCAAGTGTTACCTTAAAATTTCAAAATCAAATACACAGTATAAATGGAATTACTGATAAGATATATATATCGAAAATTATAAAGAAATTTCCTATTAGAGATTCAACTGATTTGAGAGAGTATATGGAAATGGTTGAGCCGGGAATTGATAGTAATATACCAATAAAATGCAATAATTGTAACGAAGAGTATTCTACTTATTTATACATAAATGATACAATTTTTACACTTGATCCTTCTTATAAATCAAACTTGTGGGAGGAAGTTTTTTTAATTTGGTACTATGGGAAAGGTGTAAATAGAGAAGATATTTACAACATGTCTACGGTTGAGAGAAGGTGGTCATTACAAAGAATTTCAGAAGAAATTGAAAAAAGAAATCAAGCAGAACAATCTGCAGCTGACAAAGCTAGAAGAAGTTAATTAAATATTGTTTTTTGATATAAAATTGTTTATTTTTATAAAAATATATTAAAAAATGGAAAAAATAGATTTCAATAAAGAAACCTTAATTAAACTTTGGGAGGTTTCGGTTCAAAATATGAACCCGGATGTATCTCATGATGTATCTGAGACACCATTAATTAGTTCTTACAGCATTCAATTACCATCTTTTTTAGCAGAGCCAATTCTATGTAATATCCAAATATTCAAATTGCAAGGAGAAAAACCTAAAATAAGTATTATTGTAGGAAATTATATTGAATTTGCATCTTATGAAATCACAGATGATGAATTTATTGAATTAAGTCAAAATTTTAGTGAAAAAAATGATATTATTGAATTAGAAATTCGAAATAATTTAATCCAAAAAGCTGAGAAAAATTTGGAAATATTAGTAAAAAGTATTTAATTTGTTAAACATAAAAATCATAAAAAAATGAACTCAAGAGAACAATTGATGCAGCTCGTAGAGCAATTCAACACAGAAATGACTTCCTTTGAAGATAAGGGTAAAAAAGTTGCTGGACGTAGAGCGAGAAAAGTATTACAAGAAATTGGAAAATTTGTTAAAGACACAAGAAAAGAAATTTCTGACAATATGAAGGCTGAAAAGCCAGAATAAAAAAAGGCTTCTGAGACTGCAAAAAAAAGGCTAGATTTCGATCTAGTCTTTTTTTTTATTTATATTTATTTTAGTAAAATACCATGAAAGATCCAATTAATTCACATAGAGATCATGATAAAAGAATGGATGAGATATTTGGCAAAATAGCTAAATTCTTTTCCTCATCCAATGATGGTAATGATTATCAAGCTCGTGTTTCAAGGACAGGTAAACCTATCAACTTATCATCAAGTGAAAAAAAACAAATACAAACACAAAGGGATCTTTCTTATCAAGCAAATATTGAAAAATATAAGGCTGGTTATTTATTGAATCCAGATACTTGTGGAAAGGATTATGCCCCCGTTCAAAAAAAGGATAAACAGGATAGCAAACAGAAAAAAACCTCTTATAGAAAACCAAGAATTCAAATAATTCCTAATGGAGGAATTATGATTGATCAGGATAAAATAATTAAAAATTATTCTGAACTCTATATTGAAAATACTGTAAATGGTGTTGGAATGGGAGCTTACAGAAAAATAAATGTTAGAGATTTTGTATGTTATGATTTAGAGGAAGATGTTTATGGCATTTCATGGCTTTTGGATTCTTCTGCTTCTTATGTGGCAGAAAAAATATCCGGTAAATTACAGGCAAATAAATCCAGACAATCTATAAATTTTGATGGTAATTGGATAACGGGAAAATTTCAAGGAAAAATATCAGGTTCACAAGCACTTAACAGACTTAAACCATTACCATCTAAATCAGAAATATCTGATAAATTTCTCAAATTGCAGGATTTAATAAAAGAAACTAAAAATAATTTCGATTTAAAATTAAGTTTGGAAGATTTTAATCAAATGAATAGAATAGTTAGAGAATCTGAAAATGAAAAATTAAAGAATCTTTTTACTGATATACTTAAAATAAAAAATTATTTATTGAATTTTCAAGTTAATAGGGGAATGGGAAGTTCTTCTTATATAACATCTAATGAAATTTATAGAATTAAATCTCAAATAGATAATAACGAGAATGTGGATGAAATAATGTCTGACATCCAAGAATTGACCAAAGAGTTTAAAATAATTAACTCTAAAATAAATAACTTTTGGGAGGCGTATAAAAACGCTATTTCTGGGAATAAAAATGAGCCAGAGAAAGAAAAACTACCCAAATTTAAGAAAAAACGCTGAAAATCAGCTTTTTACACCTTGTAACTTTTTTTATATTTTTACGTTTAAATTAAAAAAAAGTCATGGGAAACGCAATAGCATCAATATTCATTTGGGCTTGGTCTAATTTCATAGGTTGGCCAAGAGAAGAAAGCAGAGGTGTAGGATTTATTAGAATGTGTCTTTATTCCTATATTCTATTTAAATATCAATCTTATTTCTTGGGAGAAGAAGATTTGCCATTATTTCTTGGATTGTTCTGTTTGGTACAATTTATAATTGGAATATTACAGTTCGGTGGAGCACACTCTATAAATGGACCTCTGGATTTTGAATTGAATCGTCAAATTAGAGAAGGTATCGACGACGGCTCAATAAAAGTAATCAACACAAGAGATGATTCTTTCGAAAAACAATATCCGGGACTGACTTGGTGGTTCAGAGTTCGTGATCAACATATGAGAACATTATCAAATACGGAAAAGGCTAAATTCTTTGCACAAACTGGAGGTTTGACAGAGGGTTCTGTAAGGGAACTATCTAAATATCCAAACACTAAAAGAGCAATTGAAAGATTAGATTACGAATGTAAAAAACCTGCAAAAGAATTAATCGATTTTATGCGTGGAGCTAAAATAAAATAATAATTATTTTTTTAAGTAGGAAACCTCTAGTAACAACTAGAGGTTTTTTTATTTTATAATATTTTTCACACCCCTTATTCAAGGGGTTTTTTTATTCATTAATATTTATTTTGAGCTATATTTATTTTCAATGGACGCTAATCAAGTCAAACAATTAATTAAAGAATTAAAAGCTGCTGGTACATTAACAGAAGAACAAGCAAAGCTTTTGAGAAGTCTTGAACGTGAGCAAAGAAAAGTTCAAAAAAGTACAAGAGACACTCAAGCTTCCATGGAGGATTTCAACAGAGGTTTGGATGAAGTTGGAGAAGCCTTTGGTCTGCGTTTAAGTCAGGCATTTGATACAATTGAAGTAGAAGTCGAGCAAGCGAAAAGAGATATTGCTACGATGTTTGATGATCTTGAAGCTACAGCTCCAGAAATTGCTGCTAGTATTGGCGAAGAATTCAATTCAGCTTTTAGAAATGCTTTACCAGATCCGAAAGATATACAAGCTCAAATAAATTTAAATTCATTAATAAGTGATTTTAAAGCATCATTCCCAGAAATGGGTAATGAAATGCAAAAAGCTTTCAAGACTGGAGATATTGCAACTTTCTATAAGAAATTTGGAGACGAAGGGATGAAGAGGCTCCGTGATTTTCTAGGAGATAAAAAAGGATTTCAGGGAATGAAAGATTATTTCAAACCCGGAGGAGATGGAGATAAAGGAACAAATAGATTTAGGCAACAATTAGAATCCTTTGAACCGGCAGCACAAAAAACAACTAAAGTTATAATGAATTGGAACAATTTGTTCAGACAAATTGGTGACAATATTTTAAATTATATTGGGTTTGGTAAGATAATTCAAAATCTTATGGATTTTGATAAAAAATTATCTAATATAAAAAGAGAGTTCCAGATTCCAACTGCTGGTTTTTCTAAAGCATCAAGTTCAATGTCTGAACTTGTAAAGTATGGGGCCCAATTCGGTTTAGACAATGAAAAAGCTTTTACATTAGTAAAAAATATTGGTGAATACGCTAAATCAACAAACGTTCAAAATTTAGCTGCTACTGCAAAACAAGTTGCTGCAGTGTCAGACGCAACTGGTATAGCATTAGAAAATGTCGGTCAATTGACTGGTCAAATGATGTTTTATGGGGCTAATGCTGAAAAAGCAAGAAAAGCTTTTGTAGATATTTCTAAAGCATCAACAAGGTTTGGAGTTAATGTAACGGCTGTAGCTAAAAAATTCCAAGATGTTTTTCCAAGATTTGCTAGAATGGGATTCAAAGCTGGTGAAGAATCACTTGCTAGAATGGCAGCAAAAGCCGAAAAAATGGGCACTGATATTAATAAATTATTAGATGCTTCAGATAAATTTTTAGATATCAATGCAGCTCTTGAAGCATCAGCTGATTTGAGTTTGCTTGGTGGTGCTGCAGCACAGGTTTCATTTATGGATTTAATGAAAGCTGCTCAAGATGGTCCAGAAGCTATGGATAAGCTTATGACCCAAATGACTTCCGATATTGGAAAGTTAAATAAGGATGGTAAGTTGCAACTGTCTATGATCGATAGACAGAAAATTCAAAAAATTGCTGAAGCATCAGGAGAAGATGTAGAATCTGTAACAAATAGAATAAATTCAAGATTATCAGATGCTGCGAAAAAAGCGGCAATTCCACCCGGTGTGTTTAATGCATTGAGTGATGACGAAAAAGATTTTTTACTTTCTAAAGCTGTGAAACAAGGTGGCAAGTGGAAATTTGAAGGGTTGGAGGGAATGCAAGATCTAAAAAATGTTTCTAAGGGAAGTATTCAAGCAATGATGAATAAATCAAAATCAGATGCTGAAAATATGGAGAAAGCTGCGAAGAGCAGACAAGCCTTAGAAGAAAAATTAAATAATTTAGCTAACGAGGTATTAGCCACATTCACAATGTTTCAACCTTATTTAGAAATGTTGAAACATGCCCTTGATAAATTGAGAGCAATTTTCGTTAGAGTGGGCAATGTTATTGATAAAGTATTTGGAGCTGAAACTGGTAAATGGGTTAAAGCAATGGCTTTGTTAGGTGGTATCCTTATGTTAACGTTTGGGCCTTCAGCAATGGCAAAATTTGCAGGTATTTTATTTAGAGGAATTACTTCACCTCTAAAAATGTTGTCTGGTTTAGGATCACAAATAAAATCTGCCTTTGCTGGTGTTGGTGGTGGTGCAAGTAAAAAAGCTACAGAAACATTAGCAAGTAAGGTAACTACACAAACCCCAGACATCGGCGGAAAAATGAAAGGAATGAAAACGCCTCCAACAATGTTGCAACAGTTTTCAAAAATAAATCCTGCTCAAATTTTATCTTTAGCTGCAGCTTTTGTTGCCTTGGGAATCGCAATGCTATTAATTGGGAAAGGAATTCAATTTGCTGCAACAGGTTTCGCAACTTTAGTTAATTCATTCAATAATGCTAAAAATGCAGGAGCAGCATTAGGTGCAATTGCAATAGTTATGGGTGGTTTTGTTGCTATGGTTTATATTCTTGCTACTGCAAGTTCTATTGCTGCAATACCGTTGTTAGCTCTAGGTGCTGCTATGTTAATGCTTGGAGCTTCAGTTTATTTAGCAGCAAAAGGATTTTCTATATTGGTTCCAGCTATTATATCTATGGGTAAAAATATAGGAGCCACTTTTAAAGGTGCAGCTGGGTTAATTGCTTTAGCAGCAGCTTTAGTTATAATTTCTCCTGCATTATTAATTTTTGGAGCTGCAGGTTTAATTGCTGCTCCGGCAATGATTGCATTTGGATATTTTCTACGTGGATTAGGTGCAGCAAAAGGTGTGAATCCAAAAATTATTTCTCAGATAGGAGATTCAATGGGCTCTATTGCTTGGGGACTTACTAAACTTGGTTTGGTAGCTGGTCCTGCTGCACTGGCAATGGTTTCAGCTGGTGCTTTGATGGTTGTTGCCGTAGCATTAAAAAATATTTCTGCTGTTGATGTGAAAAAAGTAAGTCAATTTGGTCAAAGTCTTGCTTTAATATCAATGTCAATGATAAAAGGGTTAGTTAAATTGGCTTTGGTTTCACCATTTGCAGTATTAGCTATGGCTTCTGCTGTAAGTATAAATATAATTTCACAAGCATTATCAAGAATTAAAATAATTGATCTCGCAAAAATGCAAAACTTTGGTGACAGTATGGGCAAGGTTGGTTCTGCTATGATCAAAGGGTTGATAAAATTAGGCTTAGTAAGTCCTTTCACTGTTCTAGCAATTGTTTCAGCTGGAGCAATTAATTTAATAAGTAGAATGTTAGCAGATGTAAAAATTGTTGACCTTAAAAAAATGCAAGCATTTGGTCAATCATTGGCAGCAGTTTCTGCATCTTTTATTTTTGGACTTATAAAGTTAGGTTTGGTTAGTCCATTTGTTGTTTTAGGCGTTGTATCAGCAGCTGGAATAAATTTAATTTCTAGATTATTAAATAATGTACCAGTATTAAACCCAAAAAACTTGGGAATGACAGCTTCAACGATGGCTTCTACTTCCGGTAAGTTTGCAAAAGCAATGTTAAAATTAGGATTAGTTTCAGTTCTTACTCCTTTAGCGTTACTAGCAACATTGGGAATTTTAGGTGTAACAAAAATGTTAAAAGCTGTGCCTACACTTAATGCAAAAACATTAACTACAACTGCAGGAACAGTTTCTAAAGTTGTTTGGCCATTTACAAAAGCATTTTTAAAATTACAACCATTAGCAGCATTTACTCCATTAGCTTTAGTAGCTGCTGCGGGTATTTTAGGAGTAACAAAAATGTTGAAGGCAGTTCCAATGTTGAATCCTGCATTTTTGATAGTCACATCTTCAGTATTATCAAAAATTGCTTGGCCTTTTACAAAAAGCTTAATCAAGCTCGGAGCACTTTCCGTTTTTACTCCATTTGCAATATTAGCAGCGTTTGGAATATTGACAGTAACTAAAACACTTGCTAAAGTCACACCTTTAAATGCTGCAATTTTAATAACAACCGCTTCAATACTAAATACCGTATCTGGTAAATTTGGAAAAAGTTTATTTAAATTAGGGTTATTAGGAGTGTTTGCAATACCTGCAATTTATGCTGCTAGATCTTTGGTTAGTATAACTAGTTCTTTATCTAAAATTACTCCATTGAACATGGCAATTTTGATAAATACAGCTAATGCTTTGAGTTTATCTTCTTCTGCATTTTCAAAAGGATTAAAAAAATTAGGATTCATTGGTTTCTTAGCAATACCCGCTATGATTGCAGCTAAATCTATTTCAATAATAACTAAATTTCTTGCTAATGTTACTCCTCTAGATCCAGTAAAGTTGGTGATGACTGGAGTTGCAATTTCTCTTTCGGCTCAAGCATTTTCGAAAGGTATGAAAAAATTAGGATTTATAGGATTTTTTGCTGTACCAGCATTGATAGCTGCTAAATCTATTTTATTAATTACAAATATTTTATCTAGAGTCCCAGTATTAAATCCCGGAATTTTAATTACAAACGCTATAACTCTTTCTATAATTTCTACACCATTATCAATGGGACTCAAAAAAATAGCATTATTAAGTCCCGTTGCTGCATTATCATCAATATCTTCAATTTTTATTCTAAAAACTGTTAGACTATTAAATCAAATACCACTTTTGAGTCCAGTAAAATTATTGACAACTGCGTTAACGTTATCAGCAATGTCTACTCCCTTGGCCAAAGGTTTATTCAAAATATCTTTACTGACATCAGTAGCAATGTTAGCCTCAATGTCATCATTGTTTATTTTAAAAGCTACTAAATATCTTGCAGGAATTCCAATGTTGAATCCAATAAAATTAATTACTACTGCAGTTACTTTGGCTACGATGTCTGGACCTCTGTCTAATGGATTAAAGAAAATTGGATTAACAGCACCATTTGCAAAACTTGCATCCAACGCTGCTCTTAATATTTTTAAAACAGCAACATTTTTGAGAGGTGTACCATTTTTATCCCCAACAAGATTTTTGACTCTTGCATATATTTTATCAAATACTTCCGAACCAATTGCTAAAGGTCTATCTAAATTAAGTAATGCAGCATCTGTTGCAAATAAAGCTGCACAAGCAGCTTCCGGTCTAAGAAGAGTAACATTTATATTATTAATGACACTTCCGATAAATGCGGGAAAATTATTGAACATAGCTAGTGTGATGACTTCGACCATGGGACCAATATCAAAAGGTCTACTAAAATTATCAGCAGCTGGATTTCTTGCAAATAGAGCTGTAAAAGCTGCTAATAGTTTATTGAAAATCACAAAAACACTATCAAATTTACCTGTAGTAAGTCAAAGTGCATTAAAACAATTAGCAACAACTTTAAGTAGTACTGCTTGGAAATTGACTAAAGGTTTAGGGAAATTTGCTGGTATTACAACTGTAATTGGTCCTGCAGTAGTTGTTGCCAAAGGTATCAACAGTATTTCCAGAAATTTATCATCTATGCCTGCGATAAACGCTTCGAGTTTGATAAATTTAGCCTCTACTTTATCTAAAACTTCTGGAAAACTTTTTTGGGGTTTAACAAAGTTTGCAGCTTCATCAGTTCCAATTTTACCAGCAATTGCAGTAGCCGAAGGAGTTAAATTTATTACAAAGCAACTTTCTCAGGTTGTTCCAATAGATACAAAAAAATTAAGCAACATAGCATTTTCATTAGCATTTATTTCTCCAGTTTTGACTGCGGGTTTTAAAACATTTGCTAAAATGGGTTCTAGTGTCATCGGTGCTATTTTTGCAGCAAAAGGCATAGTATCAGTAACAAATAGTTTAAAAAATGCCCTACATATTAATTCTAAAAAATTAATCAATATAGGTGATACTTTATATTATGCTTCTCCTAATTTGAGCAGAGGGTTCATAACTTTCAGTAGAGCTGGTTATTATGCTGGACTTGCAATTGTTGCTGCAAAGTCTTTGGTATTTATTACAAGATTATTAAGAGGAACAGTTCCTCTTAATTTTGCTAAAATGTTCAATATAGGCTTTGTATTAGCAACAACATCTTCTTCAATTGTAGTTGGAATTAAAAAACTCAGCTCCGGTATGCCATTTGTAATACCTGCTATATCAGCTGCAAGAGGTTTAGTTCCAATAAGTAAATTTTTAAGTCAAGTTGTTTTTGTTCCATTAAAAAATATGCAGCAATTGGGAACAGTTTTAAATAATACCTCCGGTGCTATAGTAAAAGGTCTAGTTAAATTTTTAGGAATAAGAGCACTTGTTAGTCCAGCGATTACATCTGCAAACAGATTAGTTCAACTTAGTAAGATTATAAATCAAATTCAACCTATTGTTGCAAAAAATCTAAATAAATTAGCTAGTGTTACAAGTTCTACAAGTTGGAAATTAGGTAAAGCACTATTTAAATTTGCAGGAATTAGAGCAGTTACAACACCAGCAATATCTGCTGCTAGAGGTTTAGTAACTCTTACACAAGTAATAAATCAAATACAGACAATTTTTAATAAAAATTTATTACAATTGTCAACAGTTCTAGGTTTTAGAAGTATTCCTTTGTTAAAAGCAATAGTCAAATTTTCATCAATTACACCTTTTGTTGCACCCGCAATTTTGACTGCAAAAGGCCTTGTAAGTTTAACAAAAAATATAAATCAAATACAAACAATATTTTTCAAAAATTTATTAAGTTTAGGTACAGTTCTTACTGCAACATCTGGTAGATTGATAAAAGGTTTGATCAAATTTTCTGCAGTTGCATTTTTTACAGGTCCGGCAATTGTAAGTGCTATAGGGGTTAGAAAATTAAGCAGAATTTTATTAGGTATAGTTACTCTATCTCCTGTACCATTGATTACACTTGCTAGTCTATTAAGTGCTACAGCGAGTACTATGATTTCTGGATTGGTTAGATGGTCTATGATGATACCATTTATTATTCCAGCAATTTTCTCAGTTCTCGGAGTCACAAGAATATTCAGATCGTTAGCATCAATAGCTAATTTAAAAATTGATGGTATTTTAGCTCAAGTTCCTATAATTAATTCTTTAATTGCACCAATTATGAGGTTTTCTATGATAGGAATAGTAGCACCTCAATTAATTGCTGCAGGATTTGCATTAATGATTTTAGGAAAGAGTTTAAAATCAGCTACAAGTGGATTTACATCTTTTTCATTAGTTCCTTGGCCTTTATTCGCAAGTGCCCTTCCAACTATTAGTGGATTAACATCTACGTTAATATCATTTGGAACCAGAGGTTTGACTGCTTCTTCAGGTATAATTTCAATGGCATCTAGCTTGAATGTATTAGGAAGATCTCTAAATAATGTTTCTTCAAGCTTTGGAATTTCAACCAAATCTATGGCTGATTACAACAAAGAAAAAGATAGACTAAAAACTGTAGCTACTGCTCCAAAACCGGGGGGTAATAATGAAATAAGTTTAATACAGAGAGCAAAAGCAGCTGCAGCCTTAGGAACAGATTTAACAACCACAAGAAGAGAGGGTGCAGTAGCAGGAGGTAGAGAGACTGCTGGAACACAAGTTGTTCAGATAAAACCTATACAAATAGACTTGAAATTGAACGGAAGACAGTTGCAGCAGATAATTGTCGAGGCTAATTATAATAGAACTTAAAATATTTATTTATTGAGTTTTTTTTTATAGTTTATATTTATTGATAAACTATAATTGATGATTGAGAATTTTCCTTTTGAGTCTGAAGAAGAATATAGACAAAGGGTCAAATTTGAGGAGTTTTTTGGTAATTATACAGATTCAGTAAGGCAAATACTGATAAGTAAAAATGTACCTAATCCCAAGAATTTATACGACGCTTACAAGATAAGAAAGGATAATCTTGCAAGAAATCAAACTATTTCGGCCAATTTAGATGAAAATTCTCAATATTTAAGGTCTGTTTTACTATCAAAAAATGTTGATAATATAATTGATCCAGATAAAATTTCTAAAGAAATTAGAGAAACCCTTATTTCAAAAAATATATTATTAAATACTGATAAAGATCTAGAAGAATTATCTGAAAAGACCAGATTATCACTTTTAGCTAAAAATGAATCTCAGCTTTATGGTAAATTAGATAGAACCGGAGCAGCTGCAAGAAGGAATTTGCTACCAAAAAATGAAATTGTCAATCCAGATAGCATAGAAAGATATGCTAATGTTACAAGATTTAATTTATTAAGTAGAAATTTGACTGATATTGCTGATGTTGAAAAGGCGGCAGAAAATTATCGAAATGCTCTGTTAAATAAAAATAATTACGAAGGAACTAATCAGATATTAGATTCTAGTTCGGAAGTTCAAAGAAATAATTTATTAGCAAAAAATAGTAATTTCAACTCTTTTGATATTGATAAGTCATCCGAAGAAATTAGAAGTAGTCTGCTTTCAAAAAATCAAATTATTGATAATGTAAAAAATAATGATTTCTCAGTAGTAAGGCAATTTCTTCTAGCAAAAAATAATTTTGAAGAAATAAATCTTGATCTTCTTGCTTCAGAAATAAGAAATAATACTCTAAATAAAAATTATTATGATGAAAGTATAGATAATAGTAATGATTATAATAATTACAGACTTTCATTACTTAGTAAAAATGAAAATAAAGTTACAGATTTAGATGAACTATCTAAAGAAAATAGAGATTATCAGCTTAAATTCAATCAAATTTCAAAAAACGTTTCGAATGAATTAGCCGATCAGGAAGAGATAAGAAAAAATTTATTAGCAAAAAATCAAACCAACCCTAAGGATCTAGATCAGGAATCAGAAACCTTAAGAAATAAATTAATTTCCAAGAATTTATCTAATTTAATAAACATTGATTTGTTATCTATAAATCAAAGATCAAATTTATTAAAGAGAAATGACTATACAGAAGCAAATGGTGAATTAGATAATATTTCTGCAATAATAAGAAATAGCACTCTGGCTAAAAATGAAAATTCCGAACGAAACATTTTAGAAGAAACTGCTATTAAAGAAAGACTCAGAATTTTGAGTAAAAATCTTAAGAATGTTTTTGATATAGAAGGATTGGCTAGTGAAATTAGGAACAATCTTCTTTCAAAAAACACTTTTGAGGGAGGTGTAAACAACTTACTTGACGAATCTTCAATAATTCAAAGATTAAACTTATTAGCTAAAAACGAAAATTTAAATAGAGAGGATTTAGAATTAATTGCTAATAGAATTAGAACTACTCTTGTAGCAAAAAATCAAGTTATAGATTCTGCAGATAAAAATTTTGATAATACAAGAAAATCATTATTAGCAAGAAATCAAAATGATTTAATTGACCTTGATAGTATCGCTAAAGATTTTAGAAATGCGTCGTTAAATAAAAACCAAATTGATGCATTTTCTATAGATGAAGTATCTGAAAAGATAAGGACATCTCTAATAAATAAAAATAATATAAAATTATTTGATTTAGATAAACTTGCTGAAAATAATAGGAATGCTCTTCTTAGTAAAAATGAAATTATTTCGGATAATGATGTTAATAGTGATCTAATAAGATCAAGTTTATTAAGTAAAAATCAAACTAAAACTGTTGATCTTGATGAAGAAGCCATATCTAGTAGAAATAGGCTTATTTCAAAAAATGTAAGTAATTTAATTGGAATAGATGATTTATCAATAAATCAAAGATTTAATTTATTGAGTAAGAATCAAAATAAAGAAATTGATTTAGATAAATTAGGAGAAATACAAAGAAATAATATTTTAAAATATAATCAATTTGTAGATATTGTATCTAATTTTGAAGAGGTTGAAATATTAAGAAAAAATTTACTTGCAAGAAATCAAAATCAATTAATAGATCTTGATGAACAAGCAAAAATCCAGAGATTAAATCTTTTAAATACAAATCAGAATTTAAATTCTATAAATTTAGAAAGTGAAGTAGAAAACTATAGAAAAGAATTACTAGCCAAAAATCAATCAGTATATAAAGATATTGATGAGGAAGCAATACCTCTTAGAAATAGTCTAATTGCTAAAAACGTAAGTAATTTAATTAACATAGATATTTTATCTATAAATCAGAGATCTAATTTATTAAGTAAAAATTATTATACTGAAGCAAACGGTGAATTAGATGAATTATCCAGTAAAATAAGATTGCCATTACTCTCTAAAAATCAGAATTTCGGAGATATTAGTCTCGATGAAGTTGCATCACCAGAAAGAATAAGACTTATCACTAGAAATCTTAAAAAATTAATTGATTTAGATTTAGCAGCTATTCCTTATCGTGAACAATTATTGGGTAAAAATAATTATGACGATACTTTTAATAGAATTCTTGAGGAAATTGCTTTAAATCCGAGAAAAAATCTTTTAGCTAAAAATAAAGAAGATTTTTCGGAAGAACTGGAAACAATTGCTAGAATAACCAGAACTAATCTTCTAACTAAAAATTATGATATCAATAAAATAATTGATACTACATTAGACACTAATGCTTTAGAGATTAGAAGAAATTTATTAGCTAAGAACGATGTAGTAGAAGCTAATTTAGATTTAATTTCATTAAAAGCAAGAACCAATTCTCTTTCAAAAAACATATCATATGCAAGTTTAGATCTAGACCTTTATGCTTCACAATTCAGAGAAGAATTAAAAAGTAAAAATGTACCTTCTTTAAATGATTTAGATAAACTTGCAAATTTATATAGACAAAACCTTTTAAAATCTAATGATCCCGGATATACATCTGTGGGTACGGATGAATTGATAGAGATTACAAGAACTAATCTATTAAGTAAAAACAAAGGTAAAATAATAGATATTGAATTTGAAGCACTGACTGTCAGAAATAGATTAATTTCTAAAAACATCGATGCTTTAATTGATATTGAAAAAATATCAAATGTTCAAAGAGAAAACCTTATCAGTAAAAACAAATATACTGAAGCAAATGGTTTACTTGATGAACAAGCTGGTGTCATTAGAAATTCTCTTCTTAATAAAAATGTAGAAGAACTATTCAATCTAGATGCCTTAGCATTAGATATTAGAAGAAATTTAGTTAGTAAAAATCAAATAACATATTTTGATTTAGATGCTGAAGCAAAAGATATTAGAAATAAATTACTTGCATCTAATTCTGATACCCCTATAGATTTGGATAAGTTAGGATTACAAATCAGAACTTTAACATTAAGTAAAAACGAAAGTAAAAGTATCGATCTTGATAAAATTTCAGCTCAAGAAAGAGATGATTTATTATCAAAAAATGTTGAAACAAGAATAAATTTAGATTTAATTTCTGAACAATACAGAAAATTGCTTTTAAGTAGTAATGTATTTAAATTATTTGATTTAGATGCAGAGGCTACAGAAATCAGAAATAGATTAATATCAAAAAATTTAGATAAACTTTTTGATCTGGATGAGCTGGCAACTATTAATAGAACATCTTTATTGAAGTTCAATGAAATTTTACCAGTCGACCTAGAAAAGGATACAAATAAATTAAGAAATAAATTATTAGCTTTTAATAAAGCTCAATTTATAGATTTAGATACTTTGGCTATACGTCAAAGAGAAGATCTAATTCAAAAAAATCAAATAAAAGAATTTGATTTAGATGCTTTAGCTCTATCGATAAGAAACACATTACTTACAAGAAATGTTTATGAAATAATAAACCTAGATAATTTAGCTTCTCAAGAAAGAAGTATACTTTTATCAAAGAACGAAACTAAAGTAATAGATCTAGATAGACTTGCAAATGAAATTAGAAATAATCTAGTTACTAAAAATGTTTATGGTTTAATTGATTTAGATATTTTAGCTAGTTCGGAAAGAAAGAATTTATTAAGTAAAAACGAAATTACATTATTTGATCTTGATGCTAATGCAGAACCTTTAAGAAATAGTTTATTATCATTCAACCAAAATCAATTTATTGATCTTGATACGATTGCTTTACCTATTAGAACTAATACGTTAGCTAAAAATGATACTAAGCAAATTGATTTAGATGCTACTGCAACTGTTCAAAGAAATAACATTTTAAGTAAAAACATAGCATCTAGCATAAATCTAGACGCAGAAGCGGAAATTTTAAGAAAATTATTAACTGAAAAAAATCAACCTCAATTTCCTGATTTAGACAAAGAAGCTGCACCTTACAGAAAAGATTTATTAGCGAAAAATGCAGAAATTGCTATCATAAATTTAGATGCAATAGCTGCTGCAAATCGTTCAGATATTTTACAGAAAAATGTTGAAAATATTATTGATATCGAGAGATTAGCAACACAATCTCGAACAACATTATTAAGTTTCAATCAACCGCAATTTATTGATTTAGATCAGATCTCTGTCGAGCCAAGACAAAATGCACTCAATAGCAATAAAAATATTAAGATAATAAATCTTGATGCAATTGCTGCTGAAAACAGAGATGATATTTTAGCTAAAAATAAAACAATAAGAGTTCAAGATCTTGATCAGGTTGCGGTGCCATTAAGAGCAAATTTATTAGCATTCAATATTCCGGTTTTTGGAAGTTTGGATGCAGTTGCAGAGCCAATAAGAAAACAATATGAGGCAGCAAATTCTAGAATTTTACAAATTGATTTAGATGCAACAGCTCTTCCAATAAGAACATCGTTATTAAATGCTAATGTAGAAAGATTATTTGACCTTGATCAAATAGCAGCCGGAAACAGAAGTGATCAACTCTCTAAAAATTTAGAAACAACCATTGATTTAGATAGCTTAGCTACATCAATAAGATATGGTCTTTTAGCAAATAATACGTCTGATTTGCTAATTGATTTAGATTCTCAAGCACAACAAGAAAGATTATTATTATTAGCTAAAAATGTATCAAATTTATTAGTTGATTTAGATGCAGAAGCACAAGGTTTAAGAACTAATTTATTAGCATTTAATCAACCACAATTTGTTGATTTAGATGCCGAAGCTATTAGTCAAAGAAATAATTTACTTTCAAAAAATCAACCATCAACTATTGATTTAGATACTAATGCTATAAGTTCAAGAAATAATTTATTAGCATTTAATCAACCACAGTTTATTGATCTAGATAGTGTAGCAACACCCATAAGAACTAATATGCTTTCCAGCAATGTTCCAAGTATAATTGATTTGGATTCATTAGCTGCAGTCGAGAGATTAGATTTATTATCATTCAATATACCAACATTAATAGATCTTGATCAAGTTGCTCAATCTGAAAGACAAAATTTATTAGCATTTAATGTTGCTCAATTTATTGACCTTGATACAGTAGCTGCTCCTCAAAGAGCAAATTTATTAGCAAACAATCAAGCTACAATAATTGATATAGAAGGAATCGCTGATCAAGAAAGAAATAATTTATTAGCAAGTAATCAACCTCAATTTGTAAATCTTGATGAAGAAGCTGAACCATACAGATTAAGTTTACTAGCAAAAAATAATCCGGATCCGGATGGAAGTCCCTTGGGCACAAATGTGTTTATTGGAGGGACCAGCGTTTTCTTAGGAGTATCAAATCTTGATATTAACGGAGCAATAATTAGAGCACTTAATAAGCTAAAGAATCAATTTATAGCAACATTAGATAGCCCTGATACTGATTTTCCACATTGGAATTTGTTAGGTCCTGCATTTAATCAAAATTTAAGAGGTAACGGAGATTGGGTTTTCTTTGCTCAGCAAAGACAACTTGAAATGAATGTTATGGGTCTTCAGGGAAGAAGATGGGGTGATATTGGGAATGCATTTTATGTACTGAATGGTCTTTCGCCTACACCATATATACCTAATTATTTTGCCAATATGGTTAAAGGGAGAAAAGAGGCAACAAACTCTGTTCCCATAGAAGTAATAGTAGCAAATAATGGATTGTATCTTTCCAATTCTCCTGAATTAATTCTTAAACCTTTGATTGGTTTAGCAGGAACACCTGCAGATGAATTAGGTACAGATATTTCAATGATGGCACAAACACTTCCAACACAACAATTGGAAGTGGATTTTAGAAAAAGAAAAAGAGGTGTTCACAACATAATAAACACTATTAGAAATGGAGAAAACTCATTATTAAATCAAAACTATTTATCTCAATCAAACAAAGAATTCATTATTGGTTATGATAATTTTGGTGCTCCACTAAGAGCAAAACAAAGATACACTATAGTAAATCCTTATACTGGGCCTGCGTCTACTAAAAATTTAATTTTCTCAATTGAAAACTTGGCTATACCGGATACCGCTAATGATAGAGTTATGTATTTCCCGCCATACATAGAAAAGTTTTCACATAACTCAAAAGCAACTTGGACAGAACATACATTCCTTGGAAGACCTGAGTCATTATATACCTATTCAAAGGGTGACAGATCTGGTACAATTTCTTTTGTTGTTCTCACAGATTATGCTCAAACTGTAGACATGGGAGTTGACTGGGAAAATTTCAGAACATATGTAGAAACATTTGATAAAAACTTTACTGATACTATGGTTTTTGATGAACCAGTAAGCGGATTGGGAACTCAAGATCAAGTAGATGCTGAACTTGCAGCCACAAAACAACAATTAATTAATATTGATGAACAAATTAATGTTGTTACTGCAGAAATTAATCAAACAAATCAAGTAAATCAAGATATTAGTGATTTACAACAGAAAAAAAATGATTTAATTAAACAACAATTATCTCTACAACAAAAAATAGATGATTTAGATAAATCTTTTAGACCAACTACTAATCCATATTCAGAACAAAGAAAAGGTTTTGATAACGTATATAAAAACTTATTAGACACAGCTAGAGTTCCTGATGGACAATACGGTGATGTAGTGAGTATTCTTTCAGATACAACTCAAAGATTGGCTGGAATGAAAAAAGATTTATTATTTCAACCAGCATTCTTTTCGGGATCAAAAGTTGATTTCAGAAACAGAATGAAATTTTTAGAAAAATTGACTAAACCTTCCAAATCATCATCAGAAAAAACAGGATTTAATTTCACTAATCCCCCAGTATGTAAAATGAGATTAGGAGATTGGGTTGATCACTATGTGATTTTTGATAGTGTAGATTATGATTATAAAGAAAATAGTTGGACGTTAGATGGTTTTGGAGAAGAAAATGGTTTGGTAACTGATGGTGTGCAACCTTTAATGGTTTCAGTAACTCTCAGCTTTAAATTGCTTGGTAAATATGGTGCGAGTATCAATCCAAGCTTGGCACCTCCATTGGCAAGTGATGAAACTGGATTCTTTGGAATATTAAATGATACACCTGATCAAGATATAGCAACTGGTGAGGTTAAAAAAGCAGATTCTGACGTAACTCCAAATGCACCAACTACTAACAATATACTAATAACACAAAACCTAGATCAAGCAGCAAATCCTCTACTAACTGAAAATGTTGCATAATATTTATTTTAAAAAAACATAATTTAATTTAGAAAAATGGCTTTCTCAAGATACTCACAACTTGCATTTAACGGAGAAATGAAATCTTTTCCTAAAATATTAATTAGTAAAAGAACAACTGATATATATGTAACTTATAATTCAAATAAGACTAGATTAGATAGGATAGCATCAGAAGCGTATGGTGATGATACTCTTTATTGGATTATATTATTAGCTAATCCAAATTATTATATGGAGTTTGATATTCCGAATGGTGCAGTAATAAGAGTTCCAAATCCATTAAGTGAAGTAATCACAGAATTCAATAATAAAGTATTAGCAAATAGAAATTCATAATATGCCTTTAGTAGTACCAGTTGATAGTGATATTAGACCTCAAGACCTTACTCTAGATTTTTATCTTGAAGCTACACCTATTGGCGGTGGTAAAAAAGATTTTTCAGGTAAAAACACTTATATAATTCAAGCATTTACTGAAAATTTAGGATTTGGAATCACTAGTTTAGATATAGATATAAAACCAAATTTACAACCAGTTGTAAATATTACATTTAAAGATTTATATGGTAACTTGGTTTATAGCAGAGATGAAAGATTCAAATTTGATATTTTATTCCAATTACCATATCCAAAATTTAATTTATACATAAAAGGTTATGTTGGTAAACCAGTAAATTTTTTATTGCAAGTAAAATCTGTTAAGACTACTTATCAATCTTCTGATGGTAGTTATGAAATAAAAGCCGAATTTATTCCTAATGTATTTGGGTTTTTTGGAGATATACCTTATCAATATCTTTTTGCAGTAGCAAAATTGAAAGATAAATTTGGAGAGAATACTGAAGGTTCTGAAGGAAATTCTTCTATCATAGAGATAGCAAAAAATGGAATTGAAATAAAACAAAAAATACAGCAAGTAGAAGATAAATACAAATTACAAAGAGATACTTTGACTATTTTAGCTGGAGACCCAACTTCAATAGCAACTAGTTATAATCAGGGGACACTTAAATTTGATTCAATAAGTCCTGACGAGTCTTTGACTTCTGCTGGATTTACTGGTGTCACATTTAATATTAACACAAAAGATCCTAAGGGTAAAGATTATACAATAATTGACTCATCACTAGAAGTAATAGGTAATTCTATACTTGCAAGTATAAATTCTCCAACTACTATAGAGTTTAAATCAACCATACCATCATTAAGTGCTTTTACACAATCGGACAAAGGAAAAAAACAAATAGAAGATGCAAAAACAATTATAACTTCAAATTTAAATGCTATAACCAAAGCCTCAAGTGCTCAAGGTTACAGTAGTGTTGAAGATATTTTAATTGATACTCAAACGATCTATAATGTGATGACCAGACTCGCTGGTGATTGTGCTTATATACTGGGATATATTTTAGAGGGTGGAATTAGTGGCTATAACGCAGACACATCAAGACCTACAAACAACGAAATTTTTGGAAATTATTATCCTTTAATTGAAGAAAATAATTTAGGGCAAACTTCTGCATTTGGTGAGCAAAAACCTTGGTCACAGGCACCAATAGAATTGAAAAAAGTTGAAGATTTTTGTCAAGCTTTATATGAAGGTGTACAACAAGCAGAAACAATAATTCAAGAAGCATCTGATCAAAATAATGCAATTACTGACCAACCTGCAATAGAAGGAGAAAAAATTGCAAAAAGATTAACGAATGCTGAACACGTAAAAAATAATCCATATTTGGGACAAAGTGTTGATAAGATAATAACCAATCTAATACAAAGGGCAGGCTTAGCATCTTGCGGATACGCTTTCAATACATTAGCAGTAGCTCAAACAAACTTAACAGATGCTGAATATGAAAATTTTTCTGACGCAGTCCTTAAATTAAAAGGAACTGACAGAACAACTTTAAAAACATTTGCAGAGGAAGTAAAACAAATTTTTAATAGCAAAGGAGAACTTACAAAGGAATTTACAGATAAAACAAAAAATAATCCAAATTTAACTTATCAAGATTATTTTGCTAGTTATTTTGAAAAAATGGATTTAGCATCCACAAATAAGGAAATATTTTTGAATTCAGATCCAAAAAGTTTAGTTTGTGTTTCCATGTTTCAGAATGGAGTCATGTATCATAATCCAAAAGATGTATTAGCTAAATTGACTAGCAAAGCTGCAGGTGCAAACTCATGTTTAAATAAGGGTGGTAAAGCAGAAATTGTTGCATATATTAGAAATAAAAATGCACCTTTAGATGTGGATCAATTAAATGGAGATCCATCTTCTGATACACAAATGCCTCAGAAAGTAAAAAATCCGAATTTTCAATTTTTTAAAGTAGAATATAATCCACCAACTGAAGCAAAATACGGAGTATTTATCAATTATGCGGAAATGGTGAATGCTCCCACGCCAACTTATAAATCATTGGATAGTTTAATTTTACCAGTAATAACTGGTCAAACCATTTCTGGATACGAACAAGCACAAAAAGAGGATTATTTAGTAAGGTTAGTTTCACAAACACAATTATCATCACCAGCAGATTATGTTACAAGTCTAAAAAATGAAACAGTTAGGAGCAATCTATGGTTTTATTGTAGTAAAATCTTGAACTTAACTTCCGGAACTGAAGAAGAACAAGAAAAAAGATTAAAAGATAAACAAGAGGCAGAAAATAAAGATGCTGTTTCGAGAGGTGAAACTCCTACAGAAATTGTGACCGTCGGTGCCGTTGAGCCGTACTCACGAGATGATGGACAAATAAATGCAGTATATACACAGTTTCACCATATTTGTCAAGCTTGGATTTCTTTAGCTACTACAGAAAATAGTGATGCATTACCAGATGGAACTGACGTTAATTTAAGGACAGTGTTGGAGAAAAAATACAGAAGTACTGATGGTACATCTGCATTCTATTTAAATTTCAATTATCCACTTGTTATAGATAATCCGGCAGTGGATATAAGGGATGCTATTATTAATACAGATCCCTTATTGGAAAATAACACTTCTACTTCTACGCTGAATATGATGCAAAACATATGTCAGTTAAATAACTTTTTATTACAACCTATACCAGCAGGTTTTACCAGTGATTTAAAAGATTTATTTAAACCCCAGCCAAATATAGATTATAGCAATGCAGTAGGTAGAAATGCACTTTCAATTATTTGGGCACCAACACCTGAAAATAGATTGACCAAAAATGATAATAGTCCTATTTATCCAGATAAAAATTTTCTAAAAACTTTAGACAATTTAAAAACAGATATAATAGCCTTTCAATTTGGTAGTCCTAATAATGTTTTTCTTAAATCAGTAAAAGCTGGCACCGACGATAATAAAGTTACATCTGAAAGTTTACAAGCTACTAGTGATATTGTTAACAATCAAAATCAAAATAAAAAGAAAGGGTTCGATTGTTCAATGTTAGCTGTAATGCAAGGAAGAAGTTATAAAATAAGCTTAGATATTCTTGGTAATGCTCAAATTTTTCCAACCATGAATCTAGCTATTGATGGTTTACCTATTTTTACTGGTCTATATTGGGTTTTAGAAGTTCAGCATAAATTAACTCCTAATAATATGGAAACAGAAATTTCAGCCATGAAAATGAAAATTGGAAATGGGGGAAATTTTGCATTAATTATGCCTATCACTAAAAGAAGCGTAAGAACAATCACTCCATTCGGAGGTGGTGGAGATGGTGGTAGTGGAGGAGGAAATTTCGGAGAAGGATTAAATATAGAACTTTTGAAAAAATTAAAAGATGTAAAACTTAGGAATCCTGCTGAAATTAACGCTGTAATAAAAACATATACTAGCAATAAGTATACTGATTTTGTAACTTGGGTAAATGCAGAAGTTGTCGGAAAAGCATCAATGTACAATAGAGGAAAAGTTGATTCTGCAAATTGGAATAAGTGTTGGGAAACAATTATACCTGTTACTTGGTCCGAATATGGTACTGGAGGTATAAATTTTCTTGAATTTGTATGTTTATTTTGTATAATATATGGCGAGACAGGTGGTAAGTTTTCAAGTGTGAGAGAAGGCATGAATTCACTTGATAACGGTACAAATCCGGGTATTGCATATGCTTATAAATATAATAGAGATTATAATAAAACTTCTGGAGATTTGTTTAGTGATGCTAATTTTATATCAGCTCATGCAAATAAGCCTTTAGGAAATGATAAAAATACTAAAAATTCAAATGACCCATCATGGAAAGGAACAAGTTTTCCAAAAAGTTTGTTTCCAAGTAATATTAAAGAAGCAGCAAGAACAACTCCTGCAACATTTATAAATGAATCAGATTTTTATAAATTTAGTGGTCGTGGTTTAATTCAAACCACTTGGAGAAGCAATTATGAAAAAATACTTACTTGGGTTTTAAGTTATACTGGAAATGATACAATTGTAAAAAAATATAAAGGAATTTGGCAAGCAGCTCCTTATAATGGAAACAAAGAAATAATATTGACTAGAAGTACAAATGCTGATTGGGACGAACTATTTAGTTCACAAATTTTATTAGGTCAAGCTATAAATATTCATTCAGGAAAAAATAGATATCAATATATGCCAGCACTTGATTCTTCAAAGGAGGAATTGATTAAAGCTATTAATAAAGTTGGTTTAACAATTAATGGTGCAGCTGGTATAGATGGAGAATACGTTTCAAGTTATAGAACTAGAGTATATGGATTATTAAATGCACTATATCCACAAGGTGCTCCACAAATTTCTTCAACAAACACAGATATTTCTGCAAGCAATGATGGGGATAGGATTAATCAGGGAACGTCTAATGAATGTACAGTTGTAACAAGAGGAAAAAATAAAATTGCAATCCATACAGGTAAAGAAAGACAATTTAAAAAACGAGAAGTAAGATCTATAACTTTACATATTACTGATGGCTGGGGCTATACTGGTTGTGCTCAAAGAACTTGTGATGGTGTAGGTGCATGTGATAAAGAATTCAATCAAGGTGGTATTCACTATGCTGTGGATTGGACTGGAGCTAGAGTAACAGGTATACCAGAAGATATAAGATCGGTTCATGGTAATAATTGGAATGCACATGGTATAGGTATTGAAATTTGTGCTCATTTTGGAGTAAAAAGTAAAGGTCCGGCAGGGCCTGAACAAAGAGTCGTATATTCAAATGATGCTGTAGCACCAGTTGGAAAAGCTAGTTATGGTGGTACGCCTAATCCGGGTTACTGCACATTAGATTACAAATATTGTGGATACAGTGAATTCATGGAATTTACTGATGCACAAATAACTGCTACTTACAACCTTTGTACTGAAATTTTAGGAAGATATCCAAAAATGAAAGCTGCAATACAAGGAAAAAATCCATATTATGTATGGGGCTGGAATTCAAAACCGGCTGCTGGAAGTAATGTGAAAGCAAATAAAATAGAATATACTGAATTTGGAATTTTTGCCCACGCTGCATCTAAGGGTGCAAGTCACGTTGACCCGCCACCAACTCCTAAATTAATTGCAATGTTGAGAAAATTAGGTATGACAGGTTAATTCATCCTTTTATAATTTTATAATTTTTATTATATTTGTAGTAATGAAAATTATAAAAACAAATTTTTGTCAAATTTTTACATCTGAATCTAATATAAATTCATATTCTTTAGAATTTGATAATTATTGTGTTGGAATATTTTCTTATAAAGATTTAAACATTGAAGAAGATTTTCAAATACCAACTTTAATAATAGGGTGGGATTTTATTAAAAATAATTTTTCAGGAATTAAAATATCAAAAAAAAAGATAAGAAAAAATTTATTTTGGACTTTCTCAGATAATGAAGAGAAGGGTACGACGGAAAAAGATATAAAAAAATTTATTATCAAATCTCTAGAAGAATATTTGCCTGTAAACTATAGAAATTTTGATTGTATAATAGATGGCAATGTTTCAAATCATCAAGATAAAATATTTTCCCAAAATCTTAATTTTTGTTTTTTCTCAAAAAATGTAATTTATGTTTATAATGATTTGGGTTTTTATGGAATCAATTTATCATCAATAGATTACATTTTTGAAAGTTCTAATAATTTTATCGATTCAATTTCAAAAAAATATAGATTAATATTTTTTAATTATGATAATTTAAAATCATTTAAAATTGAAGATAATAAAGAATTTATAACTCTTGAAAACATATGTTGGATCTGTAACAATTTTACAATTACTGAAACCAGTCTACATAAATTTTCACCTTATCCATTAAATGAAAAGTATTTTGTTTTTTTAATGAGTAAATTCTATGATATTTTAAATTGTTCTATAATAGACAATCAAAATATCCTTTCAAGATTATTTAAAAAAGATTTTATAACTGATTGGTTATCTAGCAGACACATTAATTTTGAGGGAAATAAAAGATTAATTTTAAAATACTCTAACAAAAGAACAATAACTGGGAGAATAAATTGTGCAGATAAAAAATTCAATCCACAATTACTTCCCAAAAACAGTGAAATCAGGTATCAAATAATTTCTGAGTTTAAAAATGGTAAAATAGTTTTATTTGATTTTATATCTTTTGAGACTAAACTATCCGTTTATTTAACTAAAGATGAGGTTTTTATAGATAAATTAAAGAATAGTGATTTGCATATTGAAACATCAAAAATTATATTTTCTAAAGATGAAATTTCTTTAAAAGAGAGGAAAATAGGTAAACAAATTAATCACGCTATAATATACGGTGTCGGAAACGATAAGTTAAAATCGATTCTTTTAGAAAATAAATTAAGTATAAAATTAATTGATAAAATAAAGAAATTTTTAGATCCTATAATTCAAAATTCAAAAAAAATATCAGATTCATTTAAAAAAAGCGGTTATATAATAAACCCTTATAATACAATAATATATCCTAATAAAGAATGGGCGGTCTATAATAATTATGTACAATCAATTGCTGCAGATATTGTTGTGGATAAGTTATTTAAGATCAGAGAATTGTTAAAGGACAGAAAATCTAATTTTATGTATCAAGTATATGATTCTTTCATATTTGATATACATCCGGATGAGCAGGAACTATTAGAGAATATAAAGAATATATTAGAAAAAAATGGAAAATATTTTTTTGAGGTAGATTTGAAAATTGGTAAAAATCTTATGGAATGTACTGAACAAAATACAGAAGAAGAAATTGAATATATAAATTGATTTTCTAATTTTTTTATAGTATTTTTATTATCTAAACTTTTAAAAAATATAATAAATGCAATTAGTAGTTAAGAAAAAAATTGGAAAAGAGGTTGTTACTTTCATGGTGGAAGGTAAAAATCCTTATGAATGTCAAATGGAAGCTCAAAAATTATCTTTCGGTGATATTGAAGAGTGCGGAGTTTGTGAAAGTGATAATATTCACTTAAACGCAAGATTAGCTCAAAATAAATATAAATACCTTGAAATCAAATGTTATAAATGCAAGGCTAGTTTAGTATTTGGTCAAACACAGGAAGATCCTAATACTTTTTATTTACGTAGAGATAAAGAAACCAAAAAATATGACTGGAAACCTTATAATCCAGAAATAAGCGAATAATATAAAATTTTATAAAATGGCTACAAAAGATAAAAAAACTCCCGCAAAGAAAACTGCGAAAAAAACAGAGAATAAAACTACTTTAAAAGTAAAAGCTACAAAAAAGGAAGAAAATCCTGTTGTAGAAGTATGGCTTGAAGAAAGTTATGTTCACTATATGTCAAAAGGCCCAATAATGATCAGTGCAGAAACTCATCCTGAATTGGAAGGTATGACTTTAGAAGAAATGAAGGAATACATTAAGGATAATGTTTATGATATGGCTGCTGTAGATTCAGAATATTGCGAAAACATAATCGAAGAACTAAAAGAATATGATACTGTAAAAGATAAATATTTAGATGAAGAAGAAAATATATTTTTTGGAAATTAAAATTAAATAAAAGAAATGGCAAAAAAGAAAACAACCGAAGATATTGATAATATCGATACTGAAGCACTAGAGGGTGCAGACATTGAAGAAATGTCACAAGAAGAATTAGAGGCAAAATTTGATTCTGGAAAATCATCTGAAAAACCAAAAAAGAAAATTTTAGTCAAGGAAAAAAAACAATTTTCTTTATCTGATTTTAAGAAAAACATCAAACACGAAGAGGTACCAAAAAAACCGGTTTCATGGATTCCAATGTCACCAGCATTTCAGGAGACAACACATCTTCCCGGAATTCCAGAAGGACACATTTCGATGGTATTTGGACGAAGTGATGTTGGTAAAACAACTATGTTAGTTGAATTGGCTGTAAGTGCTCAACAAAATGGAATTATTCCAGTTCTTGTAATTACAGAAAATAAATTTTCAAAAGAACGAGCAGCTACTATGGGATTAGATTTAGATAATTGTATCCTAAAAGATGGTATTATGTATATTGAAGAAGGTTTAGATTTCATGAATGAAATTCTCGATTTTCAAGAAAGTGGAGAATTGCCTCAGGACATAGTATTTCTTTGGGATAGTATCGGATCCACACCTTCAAGGGCTGAATTCTTAGCAAATAAAGAAGGTAAAGGACGTGCAATGATGGAAACTGCTAAATTGTTACGTGAAAAAATTCACAGATATATTTGGCATAGAATTACAGCAACACAAAAACAAGATTTCCCTTACAATGCTACTGCATTCTTTGTTTGTGGTGCTTATCCTCAAAGTGCCCCGGGCCAATCTCAACCTTCATTAGTTCATAGTGGTGGTGATGGAATTTATCTTGCAGCAACACTTGCATTTAGAATGGGTGGTGTAATGTCAAGATCATCAAAAGTTACAGCAATAAAAGATGGTAACGAAGTTGGTTTTGCAATTAAATCAGCTTTAGTGGTTGATAAAAATCACATAACAAATGTAACTTCAAAAGGTAAAATTGTTTGTACTGATCACGGTTTCATCATGGATGATAAAAAGGCTATTGATGAATATAAGAAACAACACAAAGATGGCTGGGATTTAAATTTTGATAAATTCTGGGATTCTGTTACTGCGGAAGAATAGTAGATGAAAACTTTAATTATTGACGGAGATTGGAATCTCAAAAGAAATTTCATGAAATTAAACGAAATGTTTTCCTTGAAAGGGGAACATTGTGGTGGCTCTTTTGGGTTTATTGATAGTCTACGTTCAGTTGTAAATTATGTTTTTCCAGATAGAGTAATTGTTATGTGGGATGGAGAAGCTTCTGGTAAACAAAGAAAAGAGATTTATCCTGCTTACAAAGGTAAGCGGGATAAATCTTGGTTACACAGTTCTCAACATATGAGCGATAATATTGTAAAATATGAAGAACAAAAAAAATATAGTATTCTTAACCAGAAGATAAAAGTTAAAAATTATTTAGAAGAATTATTCATACGTCAATTAGAGATTGATTATATAGAAGCTGACGATTTAATTGCAGGATATGTTCATAATTTAGAAGAAAATGAACAAGTCATCATTTTTAGTTCAGATAAAGATTATTATCAATTAATAAACGAAAAGGTATCTGTACTAAGGCCATCTGATAAAAAACTTATTACGTTAAATAATTTTAAAGATATTTTTGGCTTTTGTTATAAAAATTCTTTAATGTTAAAGTGTTTTGAAGGAGATGAATCAGATAACATAAATGGAATTGATGGAGTTGGCTTGAAAACAATTATTAAATTTTTTCCAAAGTTTGTTGATGAGGAATATGATATCGATAAAATTATTTCTGAAGCAGTTGAATTATACAAAGAAAAAAAATTAAAAACATTAGAAAAAATAATAGGTTCAAGAAGAATATTTGAAAGAAATAAAAAATTAATGGATTTAAATGAGCCTTTTTTAACGGAAAAATCTGTAGATGAATTAGAAGAGTTGAGAAACTGTGTAATTTATACTAATGATAATTTTAATGATCGTAGTGTAACAAATGCAATGAAGATGATGATAAAAGATGGATATAGTAAACATGTTTTCAATAATGATATGGATACTTTTTTTAAACCATTTTATAGATTAGTTACCAAAGAAAAAGAATATAGTAAAAAAGTTTTAAATGGTTAATAATCATGGAATCTAACAACGAAAAAGAAATATTAAATAAACTGAAAGAGGCTGGAACTAGAAATTATTTCACCTTATCATTAAGTTTAAATGGAACAGTCATAGAAGAAATTGATTTTCCAGCAGATAAATTTCATCATGAAACATTATTAGAAACAAGAACATATTTTTTGATGAGTGATCTCAAGAAAAAAGTATTAGAAGTTTATAGTGAAAAAGAAAAAGAAATACAAGAAAAATTTAAGAACGATCAAATAAATAATTTGTGGAGTAACTTTGAAAAAGATAAATAAAAAATATATTTTTGTCTAATGGAAATTAATAATTCAAACGAAATAAAATCAACTATAATAAATATAAAAGATAACAATGTCCTTTTAGATGATAAATTCCAAACCAGATTAATAAAATTAATTATTGAAGATGAAAGGTTTTCAGAGCAAATATTAGAAATTCTAAAACCAGAATATTTTGACTCTATTTTCACAAAAATAATACTCACTTATATAATTGAGTACTACACAAAATATAATTTAATTCCTGAGTATGATACAATAAATAATCTGATAAATGAAAAAGAATCAGATTTAATTGTAAAAGAAAAGCTTATTGATCTTTTACATTTGTTAAAAGAATTAAATGTCACAGATAAACAATATGTAAAAGATATTTCAATAGATTTTTGTAGAAAACAATCATTGAAAAAAGGATTATTAGAAGCTGCAGAAAGTTGGGAAAAAGGTGATTATGAGCATATCCAAAAAATAATCACAGATTCAATTAAGCTTGGGGAAATAAAAGACAGTGGTCATAACTATTTAGAAGATTTAGAAAAAAGATTAATTAGACAATTTAGAAAACCTGTTCCATGTTTAGATAGATTAGATGAACAAATTGGAGGAGGTTTATCCGGTGGCGAGTTGGGTGTAGTTTTATCACCTACTGGAGGGGGTAAATCAATGATGTTGGTAAAATTCGCATCAACTGCAATTCAATTAGGAAAAAAGGTAGTTTATTATAGTTTAGAGTTGGCTGAAAGGGTTATTGGAAATAGATTTGATGCTTGTTTAACAGATATTAATTTGAAAAATATCTTAGATAATCCGGATGCTATTAGAGAGAGATTAGAAGAAATAAGGCAAGTTGGCGGAAATCTTATTATAAAAGAATTCCCAACTGGATCAGCAACAGTTAATACTATTAGAAACCATATCAAAACTCTTGAAAGAGAGAATTTTATTCCAGATGAAATTTTTGTTGATTATGCAGATATAATGAAACCAACTTCAACTTATGTTGAAAAAAGACACAGTCTTACTCAGATATATGAAACACTAAGAGCTTTATCTATGGAATTGAATATTCCTATTTGGACTGCATCTCAAGCAGGAAGAACTGCAATTAATTCAGCAAGATTCGATTTAAGTGTCATTTCTGAAAGTTTAGGAAAAGCTCAAACCGCAGATGTGATTTTGGGTTTAGCTAGAACAGATGAAAATAAAAGAGAAAAAAAAGCTCAATTAATAGTTCTCAAAAACAGAAATGGAAATGATGGTTTTGAATTACCTCTTTTATTTGATACTTCTAAAGTGTTTATAGCTATTGATAACTCTAATAATCCTTCTTATGGATTAGAAGGTATAGCCAATCACGCTCAAATGATTGAACAAAAAGTAATTCAAAGTATAGACTCTCAACTTTCCGGAGAGGATTTTGAAGAGAACTAACCAACTCATTTTCAGCAAGAAAAAAGTTTCTATTTTTTTATATTTTTTTCTAATTTTTTATTATTTATGTAAAAGAAAAAAATTACTTTTTTTGTTCTTAGCAATATAAATAAAGTATTAATTATCAATAAATTAAATAAAAACATCATAAAAAAAATGGTGTTTTTTTTATCTCTAGTGAAGAAAAAAAAATTTAAAAAAATATCAAATTATGGAATTACAAAAAGAAAAAAAACAAACAAAAAAAGAAGAAAATCTACAGATATTTTCGAGAGATCAAGTGTTTAAAGCTTGTTTAGAGTACTTTGAGGGCGATGAATTAGCTGCTCAAGTTTGGATTAACAAATATGCATTAAAAGATAGTGCTGGAAACATTTATGAAATGACTCCAGATGATATGCATAAGCGAATTGCAAAAGAATTTGCTAGGATCGAGGAAAAATATCCAAACCCATTATCTGAAGAGGAAATTTTTGACCTTATCAAAAGATTTAAATATATAGTGCCACAAGGAAGTCCAATGGCAGGAATTGGTAATAATTTTCAATATGTATCAATTTCTAACTGTTTTGTTATTGGTAATCCGGGCGAAGGTGATTCTTATGGTGGTATTCTGAAATTAGACCAAGAATTGGTTCAATTACAAAAAAGAAGAGCTGGGGTTGGTTTGGATTTATCTTTCATAAGACCTAAAGGAACATCTGTAAAAAATAGTGCTTTAACAAGTACTGGTGTTGTTCCCTATATGGAAAGATTTTCAAATTCAACGAGAGAAGTGGCACAAGATGGAAGAAGAGGTGCTTTAATGGAATCATTTTCTGTTGTTCATCCTGATGCAGAAGATTTTATTGATGCTAAAATGGATCCAACAAAAGTAACTGGAGCAAACGTGTCAGTAAGAATTAGTGATTCATTTATGGATTCAGCTTTATCAGAAACTCCATTCACAGCTAAATTTCCAGTTGATAGTGAAAATCCAACTTTCACTAAGGAAATTAATGCTACAAATCTTTGGAAAAAAATCGTTCATAATGCTTGGCAAAGAGCAGAGCCGGGAATTTTATTCTGGGATACAATCATCAGAGAATCTATACCTGATTGTTATGCTGACCTAGGATTTAAAACAATCTCAACAAATCCTTGTGGTGAAATTACTCTTTGTGCAGATGATTCATGTAGATTATTATGTTTGAATTTATATTCTTATGTAGAAAATCCTTTCACATCAGGGGCTTATTTCAATTGGGATTTATTCAAAAAACATGCTGTAATTGCTCAACGATTAATGGATGATCTAATTGATCTTGAAATTGAAAAAGTTGACAAAATTCTTGAAAAAATTGATACTGATCCAGAAGATGAATTTTTGAAATTAACAGAAAAAAATCTTTGGACAAATATTAAAAACAAATGTATCAAAGGAAGAAGAACCGGTCTTGGTGTTACTGCAGAAGGTGATATGGTTGCTGCTTTAGGAATTACTTATGGAACTGATACAGCGAATGATGTAACCGAGGAAGTTCACAAACAATTGAAACTTTCAGCTTATCGTTCATCTGTTAATATGGCAAAAGAACGTGGTGCATTTCCAATTTATGAAGTTATAAGAGAAGGAAATAATCCTTTTATAAACAGAATAAAAGATGAGGATATCGAATTATATTCTGATATGATGAAATATGGAAGAAGAAATATTGCACTATTGACTATTGCTCCTACTGGATCAGTTTCAATTATGACACAAACAACATCCGGAATTGAGCCTGCATTTTTAATATCATATATGAGAAGAAGAAAAATCAATCCAAATGATAAAGATGCTAGAGTTGATTTCGTAGATCAGGTTGGTGATAGTTGGCAAAACTATCCAGTTTTCCATCATAAGTTTATAGATTATTTGAGAGCTAAGGGTTATGAAAAATCTCACATTGAAAATCTTAGTGAATCTGAAATTAAAAAATTAATTGAAGAGTCTCCTTATTACAAAGCAACCTCAAATGATGTAAACTGGGTTAAAAAAGTAGAAATGCAAGGCAGAATTCAAAAACATGTCGATCATAGTATTTCTGTTACCGTAAATCTTCCAAATGAAATTACTGAAGAAATGGTTGGAAAAGTTTATGAAACCGGATGGAGAAGTGGTTGTAAAGGAATTACCGTATATCGTGACGGATCAAGAAGTGGAGTTTTGATTTCTGAAGAAACTAAAAAAGAAGAAGAAAAGAAAAAATTATTTGAAGATAATCATGCTCCAAAACGTCCTAAATTTTTAGATGCTCAAGTTCATAGATTTATGAATAAGGGTGAAAAATGGATTGCGTTTGTAGGTTTGTTGGAGGGTAGACCTTATGAGATCTTTACAGGTTTAGAGGATGCATTCAGAATTCCTAAAAATGTTGAAAATGGTCAAATTAGAAGACTCAAGATAGATGAAACGTCAAGATATGATTTTATAATAAATCCAAAATCTGATGATGTGATGGTAATTGAAGGTTTATCAAATGCTTTTGATGTAACGTATCATAATTATGCAAAAATGATTTCTGGAATTTTACGTCATGGTATGCCACTGGAATATGTTGTTGAAATGGTTGAAAAACTCAATCTTGATGAAGAAAGATTAGATACTTGGAAAAGTGGTATCATCCGTACAATAAAAAAATATATTAAGGATGGAACAAAGGCCAAAAATGCAAAGTGTGTAAATAATGATCCAGATTGTGCTTTGCAATATACTGAAGGTTGTTTAAGTTGTCCTAAATGTGGATTAAGTAAATGCGGATAATTTATATTATCATATAAAATAAAAGACCCACAGATTTTGTGGGTTTTTTATTTTAATAAATTTTGTTTTATATTTATTAAAAATGTAACTTTACAATGGGAAAGAAAATTAAATATCACGAATTAAAAGAGATTGTTTTGAAAGCAGTCAAAGAAAGATTAAAAAAAGTTAAAAACGAAGGGGAAACTGAAACTGCTCCAGTAAAAACACCTCCAAAAACTACTCCTGATAAAAAACCAAACCCTCTAAAAATTCCTAAACCGGGTCCTGCTACTCGTCCAAATCCAAAAGCAGAAACTGATAAAAACGAATTAAATGAAAATAAAAAAATCGTTTTAAAGGGTACTGGTTTAGAAAATATAAAAAAATATTTAAAGGAAAATGACGAAAAAATTAGATTTCGTCGAATGTTAAACGAAGCACCACCTATGGACATAGATAATCCAAGATATGGAGACCCTGCACCATCTTTTAAAGCTGGAATTGAAGGTACTGGACCTTCACCTTTTACAAACATTGAGTTTTTACAGAAAAAAGAACTTAATAAATCAACCTTAGAAAAGTTAGGTAGCGAGGAATTTAATTCAATAGTAAATACTTTAATTGATGCCGGAGATTTAAGTATGCAAGCTATAATGACTTCTTTGCAATCAGTTATGACAATAGAGTCTCGTCACAAAAGACAATTAGAAGAACTTGCAATTGAAACAGTAGCAAGAAATTTTGGATTACCTGATGAAGTTAAGGATATGATTAAAGCAAGATTGACTCCTGATGAAAACATATCAATGGATGATGAAGAAAATCCTATTGAAGATGTTATGGAAGATTTGACTGATGAGGAAAAGGAATTGGCTAAGAAATATATTGATAAGAGACTTATTCAAAATGCATTGATGATGGGGTCTGGATATAGGGCTCATAAATTATTTGATGATGTTAAAGCATCATTAGATGCTATTGACGAGAGATTATTTCCACTTTATGAAAAGTTCTTACCTAATGTAGAATTTCAGTTGTGGAAAATAGAGATTCCTATTGCTCAAAGACAGAACTGGGGTAAATCTGAGATTAATCCAGAAACTGGAGGAGGGGAAGCTCAAGCAAAATTATTTATTATTCTTTTACACGAAACAGCTAAAGTAGCAGTAGAATTATTGTTTTTACAAAGCTTAGAAGATATTAAAGAAGAACATGGTGAAAAGATGAGTAAGTATGTAATAACTCAAGCAGATAAATATGAAGAAGAGCAATGGATGAAATTGATTGGTCCTAGACTTTGGAAATATTTGCATGATTGTATCGATTATATAGTAAGAGAAAGACAAAATGATTATTCTATAGTTTCTTATTTGTTGAATAAGATTGGAATGTTACCACCTAACGAATTTTTACAATTAATGGATGAAGTTGTAAATGACGGAGCAACAGCTATCGACAAGTTAGAGAAAATGTTAGATGATCTTGAGAAAGATATTGAAGATTATAGGAATCAAAATAATGAAATGCCTGAACCGGAAGATATTGCTGGAGAACCTGATTTAAATAAAATAGGAGATTTGGTAAACAGTGCTTTAGATGATATTTTGGGTAAAAAAACTGAAACTGGTTTACCTGAAAAAATTACAGATAAAAAGTTATCTGATATGAGTATTGATGAATTAAATACTTATATGGCATGGGCTATTGAAAATGAAGAATATGAAAAAGCTGCTGAAGCTAGAAATGAAATTAATAGAAGATAATTAATTATTCTAATTAT